ACAAGGCAGCACAGGACCACAGGGCGCCACTGGCAGCACAGGCATACAAGGCAGCACAGGCATACAAGGCAGCACAGGACCACAGGGCGCCACTGGAGTACAAGGTGCCACTGGAGTACAAGGCGCCAGTGGCGCCACAGGCATACAAGGCAGCACAGGACCACAGGGTGCCACTGGCGCCACCGGCGTACAGGGTGCCACTGGCATACAAGGCAGCACTGGGCCACAGGGCGCCACTGGAATAGGTGCCACTGGTCCTGCTTCCACTGTTCCGGGCGCAACAGGAGCAACTGGTTTTGGCGCCACAGGAGTAACTGGAGCAACTGGCCCTGCTTCCACAGTTCCGGGGGCAACTGGAGCAACTGGCCCAACTGGCAATACAGGTGCTACCGGACCAGCTGGTTCTTCGGCCAATCTTTCCATAGTTGACACATCTGACAACAACGATTACTATGTTCCATTTGTGGCGCAATTTGTAGGTACCACAAGCACAGTCTATGTGGCCAATCCAGAATTTAAATTCAATCCCTCCACTAAAAACTTAACAGTGGGCGGGATAATAAACTCCAACCCTGACGGTGTTGGTAATATTGGAGCCCTGGGAGGATCATTTAATGTTGTGCATGCCAGAGCAACCAGCGCAGAATATGCTGACTTGGCAGAATATTATCTAGCTGATCAAGATTATCCACCGGGTACCGTGGTCAAATTTGGTGGTGAGGCTGAGCTTACTATTGCAGATCAGGATCTTGATCCAACAATTGCTGGAATAGTATCCACAACTCCGGCTTATGCCATGAACTCAGGACTAACTGGAGAACATGTCATTGCCATGGCATTGGCGGGACGTGCACCCTGTTTGGTCAAAGGTCCTGTACGCCGGGGACAAATGATGGTGTCAGCTGGCAATGGCTATGCTCGAGCTGAACCTAGCCCTGCTATGGGCACAGTAATAGGCAAAGCACTAGAAGATTTTGCAGGCGACTTTGGTACAATTGAAGTTGTTGTAGGTAGATTGTAACATGGCGCAACCCATTTGGATCACTAAGCCAGGTAGTTTGGGTGTGGTTCCTGAAAGAATATTCTATCAGCTCACTTTACAGGCCTATGATCCCGATGATGGTGATTTATACTATGTGATGATTGCCGGGTCTTTGCCTGACGGTGTGCAATGCACAGCCAATGGCTTGCTTGAAGGAATCCCCAAAGCCATTGCCAGCCTTCAAGGTGTCCCCACCGAAGTGAGTAGAGACGTAACTTCAACATTTACAATAAGAGCCTACACTGAAAAAATAGTCAATGGCAAAGAAGTCATTGATAGAATTGCTGATCGAACATTTAGCTTGACTGTGACCGGGCAAAATGTGCCTGAATTTGTCACGCCTGCTGGCCGCATTGGAACCTACTATGATGGCACAGAAGTCAGCATTCAAATCCAAACCAGCGACCCAGACCCCGATGATTCTGTGTCAATTAAATTGCTGAGTGGTGAATTGCCTCCAGGAGTTTTTGTATCTAAAACTGGATTAATTGCCGGACTCATAAAACCCTTGGTGGGTCCGCCAGGGACTGCTGAGCCTGGATTTGATTCAACTCCCAAAGACGAATATCCAAATGACTTTACTCTTCGCAGTGCCAGCAAAAACTATCAATTTTCTTTGGCTGTGACCGATGGAAAGGACAGCAATGTTCGCACCTATGAAATTTATGTCTACAGCAAAGATTCAATGAGTGCAGATACCACAGATTTTACAACAGACGATACGTTTATTACAGCCGATGTTGTTCCTACTCGAACCCCGGTGTTGATAACGCCGGCGGGTAGTCTTGGTAACATACGTGCCGACAACAACTATTATTTTCAATATCAATCTGTGGATTTTGATGGCGATGCTGTGGAATATCTTATCACTGACGGATTGTCAACTTCACCACCCCCAGGCATCAGTTTAGACTCTGATACTGGCTGGCTGTATGGTTACATACCAGATCAGGGAGCAACCGAAACAACATACAATTTTTCTGTTCAAGTTCGCAAAAAAGAACAGCCAATAATTATTTCAGAGCCAGTTAGTTTTTCTCTTACAGTTGTGGGCAATATCGAAACTGATGTGGTATGGTTAACTGATCCTGATTTAGGTACCATCGACAATGGTGCTGTCAGTTTGTTCACTATTCAAGCCATTAACACTGGAGGACGTGCCCTGGAATACAGATTAGTAAACGGCACCAACAGTAAATTACCACAGGGATTGACTTTGTTGCCCAGTGGCAATATTGTGGGAAGAGTAAGTTTCAACACCTTTGCACTTGATGGTGGTACCACAACATTTGATGTCAACTTAACTACACGATTAGAAGTAGATCCCACAACGTTTGATTTGACTTGTAGTTTTGACGTCAATGCTTATGCACCACAAACTGAACAACTTGGATTTGAAGTCTCGGGAATTGTTGTCACTGCTGGTGGTACAGGTTACACATCTCAACCAACTATAACAATATCAGCGCCACCACCAGGTGCCAATGCCATTCAGGCCACAGCAGGTGTGGCTACTATAGTAGGTGGTGTGATCACTGCTGTGGCAGTAAACAATCCAGGACGTGGTTATATAACGCCACCTACAATCACCATCACTGGTGGTGGTGGATCCAATGCACAAGCCAGCTCTCAATTAATACAGTCTACAATAATTAATTCTGTCAGCGCAGTAAGACGTTTTACTATATTAATAAATCGAGCATACAACACCCCATATGAAAGCCTGTACATTCAGTGCATGCCACCACGTGTTGATCGTGAGTTGATCAGCAACCTATTAGAAAATCAAGCAATCATTCCCAGAGAATATGTTTATAGACCCGATGACTCAAATTTTGGAGTCGCCCAGGATGTGGTGTATGTGCATGCATATGGATTAAAGCCAGCCACGCTTGATACATATTTCCAAAGTCTACAATTAAATCATTATTGGCGTAACTTGACTCTGGGGAAAATAAAAACAGCTCAGGCCCTGGATGCCGCAGGCAATATAATATACGAAGTTATTTACAGTCAAATCATTGATGATTTAGTAAACAACCAGGGTGTCAGCGTGGGCAAGGAAGTTGAATTGGCCTACCCCATTGTCACCGAAAATTCCAACGAAATAACCCAGGTGTATCCAAACAGCTTGCCCAACATGCGTAACCAAGTGATCAGTACTGTGGGACAAATCACACCCGGACTACCATTATGGATGACCAGCAAACAGAAGAATGGGCAGATTTTGGGCTTTACACCAGCTTGGGTAATTGCTTATATCAAGCCAGGGCAAAGCAGTCGTGTGGCCTACTACATTGATGAAAACATTGGAGAAAGCTTGAACACTGTGGATTTTGAAATAGATCGCTATGAACTAGATCGCAGTCAAACACACAACTGGGATCCAACCCTTGAACGCTGGATCCCAAGTCCGCCGGAAGCAACAACGTTTGATAATTCTACAACCTATTTTGATTATAGAAACACAACATTTATAGCACCGGCAGATCGTTGGACCAACACTGCCACCTTTGATAAATATCTAGCTTTCCCCAAGATCAATATTTTAGGATAAATTATGACCAGTGCAATAAACCCAAACAATATCAACGGTGCTTACCCAGTAGCCGGACAAGACAATGATAGTCAAGGCTTCCGTGATAATTTTACAAACATTAAAACCAACTTTACCTATGCCAGTGATGAACTCACTGACTTGCAAAGCAAAGTTGTTTTAAAATCCGCTCTCAACGGAACAACCCTCAACAACAACATGGCAGGGTCACCGCTGTCAAATGCTCAATTAATTGGGGTTACTACACCGGCCCAGGCCCTGGGCACTGTGTCTGGCGATCAAACTCTTAATTTTGCTGTTGGCTCTTACTACACATTGACCACAGCTGGCAGTGTGAGCATTGCTTTCAGTAACTGGCCGGCCGCTGGACAAGTGGGCACCATAAATCTACAAGTAACAGTCACCAATGTGGCTTATACATTGACACTGCCCAGTAGTGTCACAGTGGGCGTTGATAATCTTCAGGGATTTGCTAGCAATGTTATAACCTTTAATCAAGTGGGAACTTATGAATTCCAGTTTGTAAATTCTGAAGGACCAACATCAACAGCAATCAGTGTGTTTGACCTAAATCGAAATAGAGATCCAATATACTTGCCCAGTAGCGAGGATCTAATAGACGCTGGAGCCATTGACTTGGGAGTAACCACTAGTTATTTCACCACATCTGCCACAGAAACAGCTACCCTGGCAGCAGGGGCCAATGGCCAAATAAAAGTATTGGCCATGGCTGGCATTGTTGGCAACATGGTTATTACAGTCACAAATGCTGGATGGAAATCTTCTGGTACTGGCACAATCACATTTGCTGCCATTGGACGGGCCTGCACATTGCAGTACATCAATGGCAAATGGTTCTGCATTGGCAACAATGGATGTACGTTTGCCTAAACCTCTTGTTCTTTGTTGATGTTTCTGTTAGACTAGTATTATATGGAACACCCTTTAGTACAAATCGACTCAGAAACGTCAATTGACGATCTCACAGAAAAAGTCAACGAACTCACACGCAAATTGGGCATTGCCTACCGAAGTGGCAATCGCAATCTTGCCTCACAAATAAGCATGGCCTTGGAAACTTACAAAAATAAGTTGTCCGAAAAGCAAGAAGAATTATACAACAACCGCAACAAAAACTCACCTGACTTCAGCAACAAAATAAATGTATCATGAATGTTAAATTAAGAAAAGTATTTGACTTCGCCACCGGCATTGTTTATAATAGTGAGTTCCATGTAAATCATTACACAGCGTCAGTTTCGATGACCACTGTCAGTGATGATCCCGACGAACACAACATTGCTTATGAAAGAATGAAGTGGTGGATTGACTTTGTGTTAGGCGACAGCATCATCATCAATGAGAATGATCCACTGCTGGCACAATGGATGGCCACTGAACAGCGCATATTGGTCCTGCCTGACCAACCTGTGGATCAGCTTGTTGGAATCATGCTGTATTTAAAATTGACAGCAATAGTGGAAGGTAGAATCAACATTGACAGGGTTGACGTTGAAAGCACTGTAGGCGACAACATTGAGTACATGCACTATGCCAATGAAAATCTTGGGCCATTATCCACAGATGGTTGGTGGAAAGATGCAGGCCCCACCTGGGCTGGCACAAAGAAAAAACGCAGTCGAAACAACAATGTTATAAAATTAGACAGATCTACGGAGTGGGCTGAACTAGACTTGTCATTTGACAAAGACACTGATCCCGGCGACAAAGACACTGTTGTTTTTATTGATTTTGTAAAAAATGAAGAAAAATAAATTTGGTGAACTGATATTTGACAGCGATGACCTTTGTGATCTTATCATGCAAGGACACACAGTCACTGACTTAGATGGAGTTATTGTTGGACCAACAGTTGATTTAGAAAAGTTAATCTCTCACATAGAAGATCCCGGCAGCTTGCTGACTTGGACTCCGGCTTCAAAAGCAGACAATGTTCCTGTACCAGAATTTGATTTATCAAAACAATCAACTTGGTTCATGCCCAGTGATTACAAAAATTTAGACATTGCCCAGCACATTTTGTCTCTGTGTGCTACACAAGAAGAATTGCAACGTGTGGGTGAAGAACTGTTGTTGTTTCAAGAGCATAACTTGTTTGACCTTTTGCGTTTTTTAAAATATCTAGTAGATACCATGCAGAAAAATCATGTGATTTGGGGAGTAGGGCGTGGAAGTAGTGTGGCCAGCTATGTGTTGTATCTAATGGGGGTGCACAAAATCAACAGCTTGCACTATGATTTAGATCCGCGAGAATTCCTACGTTGACAAAGTATATTTTATCTTTGCCGTTGACACCGCAATAAGTACAGCATACAAGGAGAATTTAATGACTAGAAAAGTTTATCGAACCGCACAAGGGAAAATGGTTGACCTTGGAGCATTACAGTTGCAAAACGAAACAGTAAGGGCTGTGGGTAACATGAGTGTTAATGCCCGTGGAGACTTAGTTGACGCTGATAATAGACCTATTTCAACTAGAAACAAACAGGTGTCAAGTCAGTACAGCAAACAAACCACCAATGTGTCAGAAACACGACTGGATCACAAAAGAAAGTCCAATCGAACACAAAAAAATGTTGTGCCCGATATTCCAGCACCACCCGAAGATTTCAATGATGATTTTGTCAAAGAAGAAGTAGTGGTGTCTGCGCCTGCGCCTGCTGTGCCAGAATCTGGCGGCCTGGCAGCTGCCATTGCTCGAGCCAGAGAAGTAAAACAAGAACCATTACCACAACTGCGTACACAACGCCCCGGGACTCAAAGAATTTAAACATGAAACCTGCATTTTCTCCTTCACGTATCAAAAAACTCACAGCACTCAACAGCGATGTCATTGCCACAGACATGGTGTTTGATGTTCGAATCTTGTCCAGTGGTATTATTTTATTAGATGACAACGGAACCACTGCTGGCATTCGACCACGTTGGGGTCGTGTTTATGCCATTGGACCCAACCAACAAGACGTCAAAATTGGTGACTGGATCTGTGTGGCGCATGGACGCTGGAGTCGAGGTCTTGACATTGAAGACGATGAAGGCAAAAAAACCATACGTAAAATTGATCCCAAAGATATTTTACTGATCTCAGACGAAAGACCGTCTGATGACACCATGAGTGATGCTATTCAAGCACAGGCCAAAACACGATAATCGGTAACATGTCTTTTGCATGGCAGCATTTTTTATGTTATAATATAAAAAATTGTTACATTCTATCAAATGATATTCAACCATATTAAAAAACTCAAATCAGAAGGCAAACGTATTGGAATCACTTTCTCAACGTTTGACTTACTTCATGCTGGGCATATTGCCATGCTCAGCGAAGCCAAAAATCACTGTGACTATTTGATCTGCGGATTGCAAACTGATCCCACCATTGACCGGCCAGACACTAAAAACAAACCGGTGCAAAGCATTGTTGAGAGACAAATTCAGCTGAGTGCTTGTCGCTATGTTGACGAAGTAGTTGTGTATCAAACCGAACAAGACTTGGTTGACTTATTGTTGATCCTGCCCTTGGATGTGCGTATCCTGGGAGTAGAATATCAAGACAAGGATTTTACCGGCCGATATGAAGGAGCTGATCGTGGCATTGAGCTTGTGTTTAATGGGCGAGATCATTCATTCTCCAGTAGCAGTTTAAGAAAACGTGTAGTGCAAGTTGAAGTATTAAAGGATTTAACAAAATGAAAGATTTATGGACCGAAACGTACAGACCCAACAACATAGAGGACTATGTTTTTCGAGATAGTGATCAACGACAACAAGTTGAGAGCTGGGTCAAAAATGCTTCCATTCCACACTTGTTGTTTAGTGGCGCCCCGGGGGTGGGCAAAACAACTTTGGCCAAGATGTTGATTCATGAACTGGGTATCGATGAATATGATGTGTTAGAAATCAACGCCAGCCGTGAAAATTCAGTGGACACTATTCGTGACAAGATCACAGGATTTGTACAAACCATGCCGTTTGGTGCATTTAAAGTGGTGCTTCTTGATGAAGCTGACTACATCACACCCAATGGGCAAGCAGCCTTGCGTGGAGTCATGGAAATGTATCACACCAGTGCAAGATTTATTCTCACTTGCAACTATCCCAATCGCATCATTCCAGCATTGCATAGTCGGTGCCAAGGGTTCCACATTGATCGTATTGACGTCACTGAATTCACAGCCAGGATTGCCACTGTGTTGGTCACAGAAAGTGTTGAGTTTGATCTTGACACGCTTGACACTTATGTCAAGGCCACTTATCCTGATCTGCGCAAATGCCTAAACATGTGTCAAATGAACAGCACCGAAGGCAAGTTGAGTACACCACATGGTGATGAAGGTGGTGTGAGAGAATGGAAAGCGGATGTGGTACAATTGTTTAAAGATGGCAAAGTACGTGCGGCACGTACATTGATGTGCCAAAGTGCCAGGCCCGATGAAATGGAAGATGTGTTCCGCTGGATGTATGACAACTTGGATATCTGGAGCTCTGATTTGCATGCCCAAGATCAAGCCATTGTTATCATTCGTCAAGGCCTAGTGAATCACAGCTTTGTTGCTGACCCAGAAATAAATTTAAGCGCCACTCTCATTGAGCTATGTCAGCTCAGCTCTTAAAAAATCCTGCATTTTGTGTACTACCTTTTATCACAAGGTTTCAAGACACATCCGGCCACCAACATCTGTGTTGTTACAGCAGTGAAAACATAGACTACAGTGATTCGGCAGCCATGCAATCACTTAAATCCAAGTTGTTGGCTGGTGAAAAAATTTCTCACTGCAATGCATGTTATTCAGTGGAACAGCAGGGTGCAATAAGTCCGCGTTTGAGAGAAACTGCTAGATGGTTGCGTGACAACGAAGTCAAGAGTTATATACAGGCCTGGCATGACCAAAGCCCGGATCAAATTTGGTTTTATGATCTGCGGTATGACAACAAATGCAATCTAGCCTGTATTGGATGTGGACCCAGGCACAGCAGCCTTTGGGCCAAAGAACTAGAAGTCACTGTTGCAAAACACACTCCCCCATGGTCACTTAGTGACATACTAAAATCTAAGAAGATCTACATGGCCGGTGGTGAACCATTGATCATTGAGTCATTCATTGATGTGTTAAAGGCAGTTAGTGAATTGGAAACACAGCCTGAAGTTGTGATCAACACCAACTTGACTTCGGTCACCGACGAACTTGAACAAACGCTGGCAAAAATCAAAAAACTCACACTCACAGTCAGTGTTGACGCATATGGTGCTGTGAATGAATATCATCGCTGGCCGTTAAAATGGAATAAATTTATTCGTAATTTAGAGTGGGCCAAATCAATTAATTGCACCATCATGTTCAACACTGTGGTTGATGCAGTATCGATCATGGGCATACCTGAGTTAGTGAGTATAGAACATTATGCAGATCACTGGGACTTGGATATATTAGTAAATCCCCCGGAACTACAGGTGGAAAATTTGCCAACATCAGTGAAAAAACTAATGGAATCCAAATGGGACACATTGAAAAACAGCAAGTTCTACACCAAGGATGTAATTTTTAAATCACGAGTGGACACAGTATTGACATTGTTGGCCAAGACTGGACAGCCAGATATTCTGGCCAAATACATCAATGACATTGACCAGCGTAGAAATTTAAAACACAAAGATTTTTTAGGAATTGAATTAACATGAGATATTTTGTAATCACTTATGTGCGCAAACCAGATGGCAAAATGGATGAGCAAGTGACCTTGGAAAAAAGTTTAAAACCCAGACACTATCAAATGGCCAACGTCATTCTTGACTTTAAAACCCAATCTGTGCTACAATGTAGTTTGGCCGGTACTCAGGTACCAAAAGAATGGCAGCGAATTAGAGATTTTTACTACCAACACTATTCTAAAATCATTGACGGTATTGAATCTAAATTATCAATCATTGACAACTTGAAAAAAATAAATGAAGCAAAACAAAGTAATACTAACTGACATTGATGGTGTTTGCCTGGACTGGGAATATGCATTCAACGTCTATTTACAGCAACACGGCTTTAACAAAGTGCCCGGCGGTGAGCTCAAGTATGATATTGGTAAAAAATATGGTATTGACAGCAGCCAAGGCAAAAAACTAATTAAAATTTTCAATGAGTCAGCATCAATTGGCTTTTTACCGCCCTTGCGTGATGCCATGTACTACATTAAACGCTTGCACGAGGAACATGGGTATGTGTTTCATGCCATCACATCACTCAGCAAAGATGAAAATGCACAAGAACTGCGTAGAATGAATCTCAACAAATTGTTTGGCAAAACAGCATTTGATAAATTCATATTCCTGGACACTGGAGCAGACAAAGATGAGGCCTTGGCCCCTTACACCGACACTGGGCTTTGGTGGATTGAAGACAAGATTGCAAACTGTCAGTCTGGGTTAGCAGTGGGACTAAAACCATTGCTCATGGAGCATGGTCATAACATGGACTATGAAGACCCACAAGTTCCTCGTGTAAAAAACTGGCGAGAGATTTACGAAATCATTGTGGGTCAATCTTAGGTCATTGGCTGTATAGCTGAAGTACTGAACTTATAATTGGATGGCGCTGGACATCGCGCACTCCTAGCTCGCACACTTCTAGGCCAGCAAACTTTGAAGCCTTGAGTTTGGCGCAGAGATCTAGTAACCCATTGTTGCTGGTGTTTTTGTCCGTTTGTTCAACGTCACCAGTGACAATGATCTTGCTGTTTTCCCCAATGCGGGTCAACAACATCTTGACTTGGTTAGGCGTGGCATTCTGCATTTCATCTGCCACAATCCAGGCATTTTTAAATGTTCGACCACGCATGAATGCCAAGGGCGAAATCTCAATGACTTCATCTTCGATCATTTTCATGACATCTTTGGGATGGTAAAATTCCTTCATTATGTCAAGTAATGGACGAGTCCAAGGTTCCATTTTCTTGTTTAAGTCCCCGGGTAAAAATCCATGTTTTTCATCTTCCACACCCACTGCTGGACGTGTGAGAATTATTTTTTGGCATTCTCCTGATTTAAAGGCCTTCAAAGCTGCCAGCATTGCTAGATAACTTTTTCCGGTGCCCGCTGGACCCACAGCCACAGTTACATATGTGTTGGGGTCTGTTAGACTTAGTATTAGCTTTTCTTGTGCCAGCGATTTTGGTTTTAATTCAATACGCTTTGATTGTTGTTTTGAAGCTAGTTTGAAGTTGATTGTATTTTCGACTTCCATTTGTTGGTGTAACAAACGACGTTGTTGCGCCTTGGTTCCTCTTGCTCGACTCAAATCTATTTCTCCTTTAGTCATAGTGGCTACCTTTGCACAAGTATTTAGAGTGTTGTTGTGCCAGTTTTCGTGTGTGTTATATCTAATTAATATCGACTAAGTATTATTCTAACTCTGAAATCTTGTTATACAACAAAAGCCTACAGCAAGTATAAATACTTGCATGGACAAGGACATTTTCCGCAATCACACAGACTACTGGCTAGTAGCTGACAATATCAAAAAACTGTACATGAGCGATGGCAGTATTCTCAGCCTTTTGGACTTTGAGCGTGTGTTAGATGAATTGGATCTATATGCCTTTAAAAACTGGAGTCTTGGCGAGCTGGTGTCAGGACCAGTGATTGGCAGATACAAGGTCAGTTGTACGTTCATGTACCCAGCATCATTGATGCCTGACCCCCGCGGCGGTCGCAGATTATTGCCGTTTGACTGCGAAGTCAAGTTCAAAAAAACCGAAATAAGTATTCCAATCAAAGTCGAAGATCCTGATGATTATCTTCCGGGCACACACAAGGCAAGATTGATCAAGCGTCCAGTCTGGCTGGTGGAGATCACCATGCCCAAGAGCTTGATGACTGACATCAGGACCGGCAGTATTGATCTAGAAGACGAATCCATTGATCTTGAAGACTTGGATCAGGCCTACGAAAAAGACATAGATCAAGAAGAATTTAAAAATGCGCCAGCACAAGCACAACAGACTGAGCTGGCACCAGGACAACCAAATGCACAACCTCAACAACCAATCGCTCCATCTATTTGAAGCTCTTGAATACAAAGACATGGAGGGCATGTTAAAGCCCACTGTTCACATAGATGAGTTTGCCAGCAAAATGGGTGATGATGATGAAATCATTGTCATCAGTTTCTTTGTTCGTAGCAAACAGGCTGCTCGTGATCTGGCATCTTGGTTTGAAAAAGGCTATGATTTTGTCATGGATGCTGATCAAAGTCCCGGAGAAATCAAGCCCGGGCGTTATTTGGTGTACATTGAAATGCGTCGCAGAAGCAATGCCGGAGAATGGGTTGCACAGCTACTCGAAGATTTATCCACTCTAACTGAGTTTGAGCCCAAGGATTGGACCATGCATTACAATGACAAAGATTATCCCTTCAGTCGTGAAGAATTTGATCGTTTGGTTCCATTGAGTCCGCACCTATATCGTCAAGAAAAAGAACAAGGTCTCAATGAGATGCGAGTGGCTGCTGGTATACAACCAGTGCAGATTTTTGACCGCCAACCAGATATTCGACAACTACAGAACATCGCTGGTATATAATTTTTTTATATACTATGATTACACGAAGTTATGGATGTAGCTTTATCTTTGGCACAGATTTAGCTGACGAAGGCCGCAACGGCTCTTATACTCCCAGCAATTTTACATGGCCAGCATTGACGGCTGCAAAACTACAGCAACCCTATGTGTGTCGAGCCAAGGGCGGAGCTGGAAATCTACAAATTTTAGATTGCATACTCAGGGACGCTGCCAGCAACGAACAATCGTTGTTCTTGATTGGTTGGTCTTACAGTGCTCGATTCGACTATGGTGACCTGGATACCAGTAGCACCACCAAGGATTACACCACTATTTGTCCAATTACAGATTCCCCGGAAGCCAAGACATATTACAAAAATTTTCACAGCGAGTTTAGGGACAAGTTCACAACCTTGATCAACATCAAAGTGGCCATAGACATACTCAAAGAAAAGAAGTGTCCGTTTGTGATGACCTGCATGGATTCTTCACTGATATTTGATCAAAACTGGCATGTGCCATCAAGCATCATAGAACTGCAGAATCAAGTGCGTCCTTACATAACAGATTTTGATGGAAAGAACTTTTTGCACTGGAGCCAGGACAACAATTTTGACATCAGCAAAACATTGCATCCCTTGGAACATGCACACCAAGCGGCCAGTGAGTATCTTTGGCCGCACGTACAATCTGCACTTAACAATTACAACTTGGTGTAGACAAAATACAGTCTATCGTTGGCATCTTTTTTAAATGTGTCTAGGTGTAAATTGTAGGTTTCTGCAAAATCATTTACCACTTCAAACGTCCAAGGAAAGATTTCAACATAAGGACCTGTCTTGTGTGTGATACCAGGATTGGCTCGCAAATAGAATCGACCGCCCGGTTTCAGTAAATTCACACAGTGTGCAAAACGTGCTTCGATTTCCGCACGATCATTGAAGTTTATTGAACCCAAGGCCATGATGACATCGTGACTCTCAGGTTTGACTTTGTAGTCTAGGATATCTACTTCGTAGTCGGCACAGTTGTTATAGGGATCAATACCAATTAGGTTGTTGATACGCCCTTTAAACGGATGATACCCGCAGCCAACATCTAGCACCTTTTCAGGATTTAACTTGTTAATTTCTTCAGCCAACTCCCATCCGGTGTGTTCATAATCGCCGGTTCTGGGCTTCCAAATCTCACTAAAGAAACGCAGGATGTAGCGTTCAGATAGATCGTCTACAATGCCGCGTAATGTACCTACATAATCGCAAGGCAATTGCAATTCTGCTTCTACCGCATCTTTGAACTTGCGATAACGTGCTGGAGTCCAGGGCAACGTGTCCACAATTGTATGCGGTCCAATGTTGTCACAAATATTTTCATACTTGGGTAAATTAAACGCACGAAGCAAATTTTCGTGGATTAGATTAAAAATTTTGGTGTTCATATAAATTTTTTTAAAAAGGTAAATAATTTTACAAGAAATAGCAAAAAATTTTGCAGTCTCTTGTTTTTTGATTAAGTATATATCTAAGGAGACAACATGCTTACAGGAAAACAGTTTGTAGAAAAATTGGTTCAGGACAACCAAGCCCTTTTCAAAGCCAGCCAACACAATGTCAAGGCTTACTTTGATTCAAAACCTGCTCAAGAAGAATTGGTAGAGCACTTTATTGGTCGCATGGTCAACGAGCGTATGAACATGGTTGAAATCAGCCGTGCCATTGCTGACATGCCAGCTGATGCAGATCCAGTTGAATTGCAATTGTTAACGCAACAAGCACATGACGAAGCAATTCACTTCCGTTTAGTCAAAGAAGTCATTGAGCACATTCAAGGTAGCCCAGTTGATGTCAACGCTGCCATTGCCGCAGAAGCCGCCAAGCCCACTGCCAAAGGTGCTGGATTGCTGGCCAAGTACAGTGCTGAGACTGATCCTGCTGCCTTGGCTGCTTATCAGTTGGTCGCCGAAGGCCGTGCAGAAGCTGTGTGGGACGAAATGGCACGTTGCATTGATGATACATTCATCTCTGGTGCTTATGCTAAAATTGCCCGCGATGAAGGTTTTCACGCAAAGATCGGTGCTAGAGCATTAGAGAAGTTTGTAGGCACAGCCGAAGAGCAAGAGCGTATCGAAAGTTTGGTAAAAGCCATGCGTCGTGACTTGTATGAAATTTCATGCAAAAACACAGTTGCAGCCAATTCAGGCCGTGAACTAGTAGCTGACGCATACGGTTGGTAATTTGCACATAGGATTAAGTCAACGAATCCTATGGCATCAAGGAAGAGCGTATGATGCACTTGAACATGGATGGTATTCATATTTTAAACAACATACGCTCTGCCCTATAAGAAATGATCCTGGGCAGGATTTTAAAATAATTGCCAAATCTTTAGATGCGTTTGTTATCACCGGTGGTGATGATAGTTCTTTACGCAGAATAACAGAAATTAAACTTGCAAAACAAATGATGTTCCTGAACAAACCTGTGATTGGTGTATGTCACGGTGCATTTATGTTAACAGATTTATTGGGAGGTAGTGTGGTGGCTGCTGTTGGTGACCACTCTGAAACACTGCACCTGGTGATGTACTTTGGGGAAGAAGTAATGGTCAATAGCTTTCACAACCTGGCTATTCAACAATTGCACCCCACAGGTACTGTGCTGTGTACGGATCAAGATGGACATGTTGAGTCCTGGATTGATGGTACACTGGCAGGGGTGGTCTGGCATCCCGAACGCATGGATAGGCCATGGCTTCCAGACGAAATAGAAAACTTACTTTTTAAGGAAACAAAATGAAACGTTTATTAGCACTATTGCTTGTTACCGCAAGCACCTTAGTCCACGCCCAGTGGCAGCCCACAAAGCCAGTCACTGTGATTGTAGGCAACACGCCCGGAGCCGGCAACGAAATTGCATTTAGAAAATTAGCCGAGATTGTACAAAAAACAAGTCACCCCAAGTTTGTATACGTAGTTGAAAATCGTCCAGGTGCAGACAGCGTAATCGCACAAAATCATTTTAAAACTGAAGCACCCGACGGCCACACAATTAACTTGCCCAGCCACATGAGCACATATGTCACAAATGACATCTGGGAAAAGTCAGTAAAGAAATTTCGATATGATGATTTCATTGATGTGTTAACCATGGGCAAAAGCCCATTGGTATTGGTGGCACATCCCAGTAGTGCAGTTAACACACCGCAGGACTTTGTACGGTTAATTTCAACTACTACAAAGCCCATTAATATTGGAGTAGGTGGCGGTGCACATCGTACTGCATTTGAATTTTTAATGGAACGTGGTAATGGCAACAGAGATCAAGTCAAGCCCATTAAATTCAACGGCCCACAGCCCGCTGTGATGAGTGTGGCATCATTTGATCCCAAACTGGGAGGAACAGAATTTGGTGTCATGCCCATTGCTGTGGCACGCCCTCTAGTAGAAGCAGGCAAGGTCAAGGCCATTGGATTCACAGGCACACAACGTATGCCACAATTCCCCTCAGTACCTTTGTTGCGTGATGTAGCACCAGGTATAAATGTGTATGCTGCCTGGAGTATTCAATTGCCCAAAGGTACTGCACCCGAGATTGTGGACTGGTATCAAAAGACATTTAGTACTGCAATTAAAAGCAAAGAGTATGCAGAATGGCGTGACCTTAATGTGGTGTTTTATGTAGAAGATGAGTTAACTCCAGCTGGGCTTCGAAAGCAAATGGACAGCTTGAGAACCACCTTTTTACCCGTACTAGAGAAAATTGATTTAAGTAAAGAATGAAATATATCTTTGTAGCCGGTGCTCCAGGCAGTAAATGGAGCAGTGTAGTCAAAAACATCTACTATAGTCCCGACATTGATCGGTCAGACTATAGAGATGAATGGACCTATTATCATGACGCATCGGGAAAAATGGAACTCATGCACCTGGGTGCTTACTTTGACCCGGGCATGGCATCACCCTTGCCTGAAGATTTGACCACATTGAATCGGCAGCAACTAGAAGAAATATTTGCTGAGCCATTTCAATTTAAAGAATCCAAGGGTGTGCGTATTATCAAAAGTCATGTGTTCTCAAATCACATTGACTATTTGCGCGAACTATTCCCTGAAACACCCATTGTAATTGTGCATCGAAATGATGACGCATGCCTGGGCTGGTGGGTAAAATGTGGGCATTTTGATATAACGTATCCTGACTATCATGAGTACTTTCGAGACTTAAAGAACATGGCACAGATCATTCGCAGCCAGAATCGAGACATATTGGCCGCATGGTGGAAGTACAATGATCAGCCTGTAATGGACAACAATCTACGACTGGCTGCGGCCTTGGGCATAGATGCACCTCCCCCAGAGTACACACAAGAATACGCAGTAAACGACATAAGGGTAAAAGTAATATGATAACAGACGAATTTAAAAGCAGTTGGGATTTTACTAAAAGCACCAGCACATACCATTTTGATCCCAAGAAAAAAGATCGTTTTGAAGATGTGATTGCACATCTAGGACACATTGAACCCACTTGGTCGGCAGACATAGCAGACATTGTTGCCAATTCCAAGCCAGCAACCTGGGAAACACGTGGTTACAAAGGTGAGGGTGTGCTGCCTCCACGTGAAGATTTAGTGGCAGAAGAATATGATCTAGAGCGTGTGGGTGCTGACCCCAAAATGACAATCACTCATTTAAATTGGAACATGCCCGAATCATTAAAACGAGTCAGTGCACAATTTGGACTGGCAGACTGCATGGAACGCATTCATGTACAACGCCCGGGTGAAGTGTGGAATCTACACATGGACAAACTACAGAAATGGAATCCCGAAGATCCCAGTCGTGTAATGCGTATCTTTGTACAACTAACTGATTGGCAACCTGGACAGTTCTGGGAATACGGCAACCACCACTGGAATCAATGGCGTGCCGGAGATGTTTCAACATTTGACTGGGCCAACATGCCACACAGCACAGCCAATGCAGGCCACCATCCACGAGTGACGCTACAGCTCACAGGCGTCATAACTGATCGCACACAAAACTATTTGGCCAACATGCCCAGATGAACAAGTACCACGTTAGATTTAATACTAAGCACAACGGTAGCCCGCTGGTATGGCGCATTTTTGAAAATGGTGTAGAACATTTGGCAACAGATGTTCGCATCATTGGAGAAACTTACACAGAGTGCACACACGAGCATGGCGAAACAAAGTGGAACATTGCTTGTCGGGGCAGAATGGTCTGGGTTGAGCAAGTTGCTGTCATTGTCACAGATAAAGATTAACCATGACAAAAACTCTTTTAATATTAACTGGGCCTCAAGGGTCAGGTAATCATTTATGGAGCAAGATCTTTGCCTTACATCCCGATGTATATGCCTGGCATGCGCTGTTACACGAATACTGGATAGGGCATGATCAAGAACCTTTTGCAGCCTGTTGGGAAAATCCTGATCTTTTACAAGAGTTTGACTGGAGTCAGTGTGATCACTATGTTACCAGTATCAGCACTCCCTACATGCTCAACGGTGAGCGCACTGTGCCCAACATTGTGCGTTTTGCTGCCACTGCCATGGGGCTGGGCATACAGGTAAAGATTGCCATTATAGGTCGTGACCGTAACATATTAACCTATCAAGAACGTCGTGTGCGTGGTGAGCCCACATATGATATTGCATTAAAAGAATACAAGCGGTTACGTACTTGGGCACCAGTGTTTTTAAGTTATGAATTACTGCATCTTTATGGCAATCTTTATCTACAACAAATAGCACAACAGTTAGAATTCCCTGTGGATTACTCCAGCACCCAGCTGGCAAATATTTTGACAGATGATACTAACAGTAAATATTTCAAACCCGTAGATCATCATCCCACAGATGATCTAGCACGACACACTTCAAGGAGATGGAAATGACACAACGAATTTTAATCATGGGCCTGCCCGGAGCAGGCAAAACCTATCTAGCACAGCACATTGTAGATCACCTACAAGCTGACAAAAAACGTGTGGGTTGGCTCAATGCCGACGATGTGCGTAAGAAGTACAATGACTGGGACTTTAGCGAAGCTGGTCGGATCCGCCAAAGCCTGCGTATGCGTGAACTAGCAGATGCTATGACAGATTGTGATTATGTCATCTGTGACTTTGTTGCACCCTTGGTTGAGATGCGCAACAATTTCAAAGCAGATTGGACTGTGTGGGTTGATACCATTGACAAAGGTCGCTACGACGATACAAACAAAGCATTTATTGCACCCGAGGTCTACGATTTCCGCATCACAGAACAACAAGCAGAAAAGTGGGGCGAGTTTGTTGCCGCACATATTTTAGACAACAGACGCAGACCCGTATTTGATTGGCAAAAAGAAACTGTGCAGATGTTGGGTCGTTGGCAGCCATGGCATGCTGGACACCGTGCCTTGTTTGAACGTGCCATTGCCAAAACTGGTCAAGTTGTTATTCAAATTCGCGACTGTCAGGGTTGGCAAGGCAGCAACCCATTTGAAATTGACAAAGTAAAATCATTTATTCAACGTGACCTAGACATGCTGTATCAAGGACAATACGAAATTCAAGTTGTTCCCAACATTGTCAACATCACCTATGGTCGAGATGTGGGCTACAAAATTGAACAGGAAACATTTGATGATGCTATTCACAGTATTAGCGCAACAAAAATAAGAAAAGAACTTGGACTTAAATGATACTACCAAAATTTTATCTTAGGTCCAGGGCTAATCAAGCGTGGGACCAGACCGGTATTGATTCTTTAGAAGCTACCAAAGATGTAGATCATTTCAAAAACTATCCGCACAGTGTCAGCTATAATTACAATAGTCGAGGATTTAGAGACTCTGAATGGCCTGATTCAGGATTGCAAGATGCGGTTTGGTGCATTGGAGACAGTTTCACTGTGGGACTAGGTGCTCCTATAAACCATGCCTGGTCAAAAGTGCTAGAATCAAAAATCAACAGACGAACTATCAATGTCAGTATGGATGGTGCCAGCAACATGTGGATGGCAAGGAAAGCCATTGAATTAATACAAACAGTGGCCCCTAAAAATATTGTTATTCTTTGGAGTTATTTTCATCGCCGCGAAGAGAACCGCGAAGGGGCAGATGAGTATCCCGACGAAGTACGTAGATTTTTTAACGCCGAAGATGCCACAGATCAGGATGATTTTTTAAACTTTGTAGAGTGCGCAACCAACGTAATAGCCCAGGCCAACTCTACTAATGTGATTCACGGTATTATCCCACATGCGTCCGGATTAGCTGGGAATTATACCAAACAACGTAGTAGAGAAAGACATTTAAAAACTACCTGGGATAATATTAAAGGTGCAAATTGGCCCTCTGATCCCCCCATGACCATGGATCAACTACTATCTTTGGATGGTACCATCATTGATGAACTTAAAACTGTTTTTAAAATCTACGACGATATTGCATTTGATGTATTTTATCTTGAACAAATAAAAAAAATATCTACAAAAAACTATCTTGGTGAAATCAAGCAATTGGATTATGCCCGTGATGCGCATCATTTTGACTTAATAACAAGTCAAAGTTTTGTGAATCAGATTGTGCCGTTGTTGCGTCTTGACTAATTCTTGGTAGCCAGCGTGTTCGTTCTGCATTGGCAGCTTCCATGAGTTCTTCTCTGTTGACGAGATCACCCACACCGGGATTGTGCTTAATGAACATGTTGTAGGCATCTATGCACTCGTCGAGATTTTTAACAATATGCATTTTTTCTCTCAGTGTTTGTTTCTTGATGGGAATAGTGCTGACCATGATACCAAGTTCAACCATGCGATTCACACTCTGTTTGGCATCCACAAATGATTTGAGATTGTCTTTTAAAAATGTCTTGTGATCATTGGGCAATAGATCCAGAAAATTTCTGTTGACAACCTGCAAATCACGTGACTTTGATTCCGGCGCTGCCAACAACAAATTAAATCTTTCTTTGTGGTCCAGCGCCAACGACCCAACATCACTGCTTAGATAGTGGCAACGGTTCCAGTCATTAAATTCTATGCCAAAAGTTTTCTTCCAGGAAATTTTTTCTTTTTGTGCGGCAAACATCGGCAAATTTAAAATGTAGGATTCGATGTTTTCCATGTCATGGTCATATTCAAAATAAGATCCCACGCTGAAATAGTTGTTGGACCAATCAAGATAATCCTTGTATTCGTATATACTTTTAACCAAGGCCTCAGTATTGATTTCTATGGGTTGAGCATACATGTCAATAAACGTGTCTAATTTTTCTTCACCTGAGTACACATTTAATTTTTTTGTAATTTTGTTGAGAGACCAGCTCAGCACATGTTCAAACACATTTTTTCTTCGGCAGGCAATTACAAAAAAGTTTTCATTGAGATAATTGTAAAACGGGATCTGATCTGCCATGGAATCGTTTCTTCTTCGTATGTGATACTGAGCCAATCTAGATGTTTTGTAATGATCAACACTTTCCAGTAATTCAACAACTTCCTGAAGACTCTGATGATAGCCCCATTTGTCAGCTTTTTTCCCCAGGACTTCTCGATTGAAATCACTGCTGTAGTACTTGGACAATCCATTGGTTAGTTCATGTAAGTTAATTACAGGCTTGTCATATTGATGAAACTGCATGTAGACGGTGGTCAGTCTCTGTAAAAGAGTACTTCCCACTGCATCTGGAGTAAGTATTAGAACGTTCATATTAGATATTTATTGTGACGTAAATGGACACTAAAATGAATTCAATTACCCGTGATCAAGTCAAGACCTGGTCAACCACATCCTGGCTCTCTGATCACTAAATATAACAAAAGGGCCTACTATGAGTTTTGAATTTGAATTTACACAACAAAAATTAGCAGAGATGGTGCCAGGCAATCCCTACATTGATCACTGGTACGAAGCCATTGCTGAAATATTACCTGAATATGAAATAAACACACCGGCTAGAGTAGCCATGTTTATTGCACAGTGTGCGCACGAAAGTGGCGGATTTAGAGCCATCAAAGAAAATTTGAACTATCGTCCAGCCAGTCTGGTAGCGTTGTTTAAAAAGTACTTTGACTTGCCCACAGCCACACGCTATTGTGCCTTGCCAAACAAACAAGAAGCCATTGCCAATAGAATCTATGCCAATCGAATGGGCAATGGCCCCGAAGACAGTGGTGATGGTTATCGCTACTGCGGTCGCGGCTTGATCCAACTCACTGGCAAAAACAACTACACCCTGTTTGCTGGCAGCCTTGGCATACCAGTGGAAGAGTGTGCTGACTACCTGGCCACGTTTGAAGGTGCTGTGCAAAGTGCTTGCTGGTTTTGGGAAACCAATAATTTGAATCAGTGGGCCGACAAGGGCGATGTGCTAACTGCAACCAAACGCATCAATGGTGGTACCATTGGCCTAGAAGACCGCATCAAGCACTACAACCATGCATTGCATGTGCTAGGAGCATAATCTGGTGTGGATCTTACATTTCTTGCCAGCAGGTTTCTTAGAATTTGTGATCAACAGCATCTTGGTTGTGGGTTTAATAAGTACCATCGTCACACTATTTGTCATTAATAGATTGCTGATGTGGTTCCCGGCTCTAGCCGGTTACTATCGATTGTTACAGGCAGCCAGCGTGGCAGTATTTTTGCTGGGAGTCTACCTTAAAGGCGGCTACAGCACAGAAATGCAGTGGCGCGAACGTGTAGCCGAAGCCGAGGCCCGAGTTATTGCGGCTGAACAACGAAGCAAAGAAGAAAATGTCAAAATTGTTGAAAAAGTTGTCAAGCGAATAGAACTTGTACGCACACGTGGTGATGACATTATCAAATATGTTGACCGTGAAGTGGTCAAATATGATGTCAAGTTTGCACCTGGTGGCGTTTGTGAAATCCCCCAGGAATTTATAATTGCACACAATCGTGCGGCAGAGGCTCCCCCAAAATGAGAATCCCCACAATCATAACTTTTGTTCTTTTGCTCACTATAGCAGTGATTATCAGCGGCTGTGCCACTGCTGTGCCAGTGGCAATGAAGTTCCCTGAGCCGCCAGGCAAGGCAGCCATGACACGCTGTCCAAATTTAGAAAAACTGCCGGACAGTGTCAAACTCAGTGATGTAAGTCATGTGATTACAATAAACTATACCACGTACTACGAGTGCGCCATCAAAGCCGACGCTTGGCAGGAGTGGTATCAAGTTCAAAAAATTATTTTTGAAAAATCAGTAGAGTAATTACAGAGACAGCGGTAACCACAGCCAGATACCCTGGCTTAATAGCACAGCACCAAACGCACTCACAGCAATGCTCCATTTGAACATCTTTGTGCTCACTGCCAATATACTAGCACTTAATAGTACAATGGCAAACTGCAGGGCCATACCAGCAAAGGTAAGCCACGGAGAGTGAAGCTTGGCTTCATCACGTTCGGCTTCTAGTTCCCGGGCTCGGGCCAGTAATTCACGCTTGCCTTCACCTTTAACTGGATCGCTTTCGTATCTGGCAATTTTTGCTTCTAATTCTGCTCGGCGCTTGGGATCCTTGGCATCTTCCAACTGTCCTTCGGCAATGCTTTGTTTGATACTTTTGGCTTGATAGAAGCTGTAAGTGTCATTGGCCTTGATCAAGTTGGTCATTGCCTTGCTACTGAAATTGTTGCTGATATAGGTTGTGGCTGCTAACAAACAAGCAATCACTGTGATTACCCAGCCTGCTTTGTCTTTGATCTGTGCCTCACGCTCACTGCGTGACAAGGGTTTTTGTTCTGTTTTTTGTTCTGCCATAATGTGCTCCTTTGATTTATTTATTAACTGGTTGTTTGGGAAATAACTCTATTAAATCAAACAGATACATAGAAATTTTTTATAAATAGAATGGGTATTTACTACCCATATTATGGATTACATTCAATGAAAAAACTATTCACCTCTGTATTGCTATTGCTGGCGTCTGTTGCTTCGGCACAAATGCCAACATCAACAGTACCACTACCCACCGACATTGCCGCAATCAAGAAAGCCAACGTGCTTGTTGTAGCAATGACCAAAAAAGATAATCCTCCCTTCTTCAGTGGAGATGAGGATACAATACATGGTCTTGACGTTGAGATTGCTCGACGTATTGGAGTCATGCTCGGAGTTCCGGTGCAATTCAGGCGCGATGCCGAAAGTTTTGCCGAAGTTGTAGAACAAGTTAGAGACGGACGAGCAGACATAGCAGTTAGTAAACTATCCGTAACTGGTCCACGTTTACAAGTTGTTAGGTTCAGCGAACCTTATATTAAACTAAGACAGAGTTTAGTTATCAATAGACTATGGCTAAGTCAAAACAGCCAGGGTCGTGAAGTCTATCAAGTCATTAGAAATTTCAATGGCAAGATTAGTTTTATCAAGAACTCAAGTTATGATACATTTGCTCGTGTCAACTTCCCTAACGCCATATTCCAACCTGAAGAAAAATGGGATGTGATCATTGACAAAGTCACACGTGGCGACATTGCTGCCGCTTACCGTGATGAATTTGAAATTAAGAAAATTGCTTTTGAAAAGCCAGATGCGGCAATTACTACTAAGAGTATTACAATCAGTGACAGCGTAGATAACATTGCTATTGCTGTAAATCCAAAAGCAACGCAATTACTCAGCATTGTTAATTACGTTATTAAAAATGAATACAACAACATTGACACTCGAAAGTTAATGGACAGATACAAAGCTGAAAAGAAATAAGGACCTAGCATGACAACCACACATTTAAAAACATTTTTAACAAGCCCGTGGACCATACTTGGTTCAATCATTGTGGGTATTCTAGCCGGTGTGTATGCGCCAGACTTTAGTATAGGTCTTGACAGCATTGGTAGTATCTACATCAGCTTGCTCAAGGTAGTTGTGTTGCCATTCTTGTTGGCTACTATCCTGGTGGGCATCATTGGCTTGCTACAAAAAGAAGGTAGTCAAACATTGATTCGCAAAATTATCATTGGATTTGTGAGCAGCATGTTCCTGGCCTCTGTGATTGGTGTGGGCACTGTGCTTGTAACAGGTACAGAAATGACACCTGAGAAGAAAACACAGCTTGGCGTCCTGGTCAATGACAAGGACAGTGGCACTGACTTGAACATCACACTACACGAACCAATGCCAACTGCCGCCCCGGTTAATGCTGGTAAAATGGCAGAGAAGTTTATTCCAGAAAACATCTTCAATACCTTAAACAATGGTGAGAGTTTGAAGATTGTTATATTCTGTTTGATATTTGGTGTTGCACTTGGGCACTTGAAAACAGAAGGTCAACGTATGTTGGTTGAAGTTCTAAAAAGCATACAGCAAGCAAGTATTAGTATTTTTAAATTCCTAAACTACTTCTTGCCGATAGCATTGTTGGCCATGATCAGTAGTCAAGTGGGCAAAGTTGGTGTTGGCATTTTTATGACCATGTTTGACTTTGTGTTCCAGCAGTTTATTGGTGGATTATTAGTTGTAGCCGCAGGTACTGCTGTGATTTGGGCACGTAGCGGATTGAGTTTAATGACCGTGATTCGTGAAACTAAAGAAACGCTGATTGTAGCAGTTAGTTCACGTAGCAGTCTAGCATGTATCCCTTATGCACAAGAAGCCCTACACAAATTACACTTTGACAAGGGCGGAGTTGAACTAACTGTTCCACTGAGTTTCACAGTTAACCGCATTGGTAGTATTGTATATTATGCTATTGCCACAGTGTTTATTGCCAACATCTATGATGCTCCATTAGGCGTTACTGGATTGTTAGTTGTATTGTTTGGCAGTATATTAGCAGGCTTGGCAAGTGCAGGCACAACAGGTATCTTAACAGTTGCTACTGTAGCAGTTGTTTGTGACTTGTTGAAACTGCCAAGTGAAGCTGTGTTAGTATTGTTAATTGCAGTTGATCCATTAATGGATATGATTCGCACAGCAAGTCATGTACACGGTAACGTAGCGGTCACAGCATTTGTGTGTGACAAAGAGGTAGCTACTGGTGGAACAACTTAAAGCCACGTTATTAACACTATTGGAATGGATTGGGTCAAGTCCATTCCGCTTGTTTGCGGTTGTGTTACTTTGCATACTAGGGTTTGGCGGCTGGATTGTTTACACTGAAAAAGACGCCTTCCTGGCAACTTATCGTGCCCAACAAGCCTTGCCCAAGATGAATGGCAAGTACGAAGAAGCCGCAAACTTTCTGTTGAAGAATACCAACGCAGAAATGATTGCCATTCTAGAAGTAAACACATTAATTAATACTCGTCGAGTTGTTTATTTGATCACACGCGGCGCTGGGAGAGATAAGAATCACGATGGTCTGCAAGTTGGACTATTTTCCAAAGATTACAATAACAACAATGATGTGATTGGCCTAATGTCAGGCAAGATTCCCTGCAGTCCATACTTGAAACCTCAGAGTCTCATTGGATTTGTGTACCGAGACTATGGTGTGAACTACATGTGCCGTATCAGTGTACCTGCTGAACCTGGTGTGTTTATAGGACAGATTAGTGTGGGCTGGAAAGAACCGCCAGACAACGTAGAAGAGATGCAGACCGCAATGGGCATTGCTTCCAGTTTGTTATTCAATAAAAAATGAAAAAGCTGGGCATACTTGGCGGAATGGGCCCAGCGGCCAGTGCGGAGTTTGTGTCTAGATTAATTCAACAAACTCCGGCCACTTGCGATCAGGAACACATACCTTTTGTGTTGTGGAACGAACCAAGAATCCCAGACCGCAGTACCAGTATGCGTAACGGTGATAATCGACCATTGCTGTGGTTACTGCAAGGTATACAGGCATTAAAAACAGTAGGCTGCGACCATATTGTTATTCCCTGCAACTCTGCACACTTCTGGTATGATGACATGATCAAAATGGGCGTGCCTATCACTCACATAGTGGACAGCATTGCTGACGAATTACGTGCGTTGCAACTTGAGAATGCCACCATTGGCATCATGGGCACACAAGGCACAATTGAATATGGGATTTATCAATCCCGCCTGGAACGACAGGGCTGGAAATGTATAGTTCCAGACCGTGCAGAAATGGATTTTTTTGTGCAACCTGCAATTGACTTGATCAAAGCAGATAAGATTATGGAGTCTCAATTACTGTTGATGAAAGTGATTCACAGCCTAATAGATCGTGGTGCAAAGGCCATTGTGTTGGGTTGCACAGAACTACCCTTGGCTATTAGAATCACGCAAGAAGAAAACACACCCATTGTCAACAGCATAGACAGCCTGGTGCAAGCTGTTCTCAAACAATCACGCTCTTAGTTTAGCCAGTCTACACATTCTAAACACAGTCAGCCACATCCAGCCCGCATCAAACTCAAACCAACGACGGCTTAGTCGAGGGTTAGCAGGATCCAAATGATGGTTATTATGCAGGCATTCGCCACCAACAATGATATCCCAAGGAACAATGTTTCTGCTGTGATCTCGAGTTTCACCATTACGATACCCCCACCAATGTCCAACACCATTAATAATACCTGCGGCCCAGAATGGAATCCAAATCATTTGTATCCCCCAAATTAATAAACCGGGTAAGCCAAATATCAGCAGGTTTATTATCAACATAAGCACAATGCCCAGTCGGCTATATCTAGTGTATAAATTTTGTTCAATCCAATCATCAGGAGTACCAGCGCCATACTGTTGAACCATTTCTTGATCTTTACTGGCACTATGATACAATCCTGCACCCTTGAATAACACACGCCAAAGTCCGTAAATGTGTGGACTATGAGGGTCACCTTCAGATTCGGTGTGTCTGTGATGCTTGCGATGAATAGCCACCCATTGCCGAGTAACCATGCCGGTGGTAAGCCACAGCCAAGCCCGCATAAAGTGTGCAAGCACGGGATGAAATTCTATTCCACGATGTGCTTGTCCACGATGCAAGAATAACGTGACACATACTATAGTGATGTGTGTGACTATCAGGGTGTAAATTATTTCAGTCATTTGTTGGCCAATGGATTGTCAATGGCTTTTTGTATTTTACCATCAACTTCTTTCTTTAACACTTCAACTTCTCTAGATATTTCTCTGCGAGCATCGGCCATTTCTTTACGGATAGCATTGACCTCTGAGCGTGCTTTGTCTAAGTCGTCGCGCACATCTTTTCTTGCTTGGCGCATTTCACTTTCAGTTTCGCGCTGTGCAGTTTTGACGCTACGCTCAACTTGTTCAGTGACACTTTCGTTCCTACGTAGATCACTCTTTAGGTCATTTTTAATATCACGTGTGTATCCATTTGCCTCGGCAACAGAATCTTCGGCTTTTTTAATTTTTTGATCAAGTATAGATATTCGTTTATCAAACTCGGTTAAATCAGGCGCACTATATTCTGCAATCTTTTTCTTCATGCCCACGTAGTCTTTGTACACTTCAAATGTGCCATAAAGTCCACCTAAGATACTACTTACAATGGTAAATGCCACCATTAGTTTAGCGGGTGTAAATTCATAGCCACCAATACTGATAACAGTATCTTTACTGGCATACTTTTTTGCGGCTGCTTCAAGTTCATCAACTTTGGCATTTACGTTTTTAATTTCTTCTGTCATTTTTTTCTCCTAATTTTTCTTCCCAACCTGCTGGCCATTTTGGGTTTTTTATTTTTTGGTCAGCCAACATTCTAAACCATTCTTTACGTACAGCAAGGTCATGCCGCATGCGTTCTAACACAGCTTGTGAATTATCGCTGTAAAATATATAATAGAACGCCATTCCAATACCAAGCCCTAGCACAAAATAAGCAATGTAGTCCATGTTAATTTTTGATTCGGTATTGTTGATTCACCATCTCTTGGTGTAGTCTATCGCTACCTAGACCTCTTAACAATCTGATATTATCAACATTGACTTGATTTTTGTATATTTCTTTTGGTGCATAGAATGCTACGTCAGGCATCATTACTGAATATGCTTGATATCCTGTAGGTTGTGTCGCCATTGACGCAATATCTACTTTACCCGCCAATTCATTTGGTTGCACATTCTTGTTTACTGCGTCTGTTTTTTGTTCTTGTGTAGTTGTGTTTTGTAAAATAGTACGTTCTTCGATTGCATCATTTATTACAGAACGTGTTCCAATTTTAATACCTTCTAGCTGTGGAGTTTCTACTTCAACACTTGAATTAATTGTAGAACGCAATGCAAACAGTTCGTAGCGAGATGTTTCGCTTGTTGTATTAATACTCTGTAAACTTGTTATGTTCTCAATAGAAGGTTGAACATAACTATTATTAACCGTTGCCACTATAGTAGTTAATGTATTATCACTTGTGAGTGTTGACTGAGTTGCAGGCTTTAATACTTCAACAGTAAATGTAGCAACTGATGAAGCTATATCTGTTGATTGTGATGAGGTATTTGATTTTAGTACTTCAACCTTACCTACATTTGTTTGTGTAGCACTACTAAATGGACCACTAGAACTCTGTGATTGTGTTGAACTGGTTGTTGTGCTACTGGCTGTTGTAGTAGTTGTGGTACTTTGACTAACTGCCGAGGCAGCAACGGTCTCTGCTTGTTCTTGTGCTTGCAATGCATCTTTGGCAGCAGCCGATTCTGCGGCTTGAACCACAGACTTTGCTTCATTGCCAATTCTAGCTTGATTACTACTAATCATGCTTAATACTGATCCTAAACTAGGCCCAGCTTTACTATCACTTGCTGTTTTAGTTTCACCAGGCTTAGGTTGTTGCCCTCCTCCTCCTTGTGGTTGGCTACCTGGGGGAGGTGGACCATTTGGATTATTACCTGGACCGGGACCCGGTCCTGGTGGGGGCGGACTGCCTGGTGGAGGCTCTGAGCCAGGTGGCGGCGGAGGTGGTGAACCATCAGGTGGCGGCGGAGGTGCATCTTCTGCTGTAACTACTACAGGGTTTAGTTTTGCAAGTGCATCGTTGTATCCTCTACAGCTAGTAGAATATAATGGATTGTTAGCACAAGGATCAACACTGTATTTTAAATTAAAATTCACAGCAGTTATTTCTGGACCATATGGGCCTACCCAAAAGTTGTTATCCTTTCCAACAAAACCATACTGAGCATTACCTAAATCAGGTACAGTATATGGAGTCGTAAAGTCTTTGCCAAGATTAAAGTTTCTCCATCCATATGTATTATAAGATAGATTCCAATTATAACTCTCTAATACTTTTGAGTTTGTGTTATTATAAATGTTTACATAGGCACTAAGCGTGTCGGTCATTCCATTGTCCCAACCGTTACCGTTTTTAGCTTGGAAGCTAAAGTTAAATCCGTTAACTTGTAATCCTGTGCCACTATTAGGCAATGCGTTTTTAATATTGACTACTTGATTTAAGTCTGTTAGTCCATAAGAGAAGTTAATGACATTACTACCTGAACCCCAGGCTGCAACTCTAGGTAATGGACCACAATAACCTGGACCTCCGGCTTCCCAGCAAGTTAACTGCTGACCGATCGTACCGGCATTTTGCCAGGTAGAGGTAGTACCAGTAGCCTGATTAGTAAAGTTAGTCAGGTTACCGGTAGTAGATATATCTTGACTATTAGAATATTTTGTTGACAATAAGACCAAGAACAGCCCCAATGCCAACTTTCTTATAAGTGTCATCTATCTTTTCCTCATCCATCTTTGGAATACGATCTGGATTAGCTTCCCAACTTGCTTTAGCTTGCTCACCAATCTTGCCTTCGTATGGGCAAGGTGTGCCTGCGGCTATCATAGCATCAAACACACGACGGTCTTGACACATTGTAGCTACTGCGGCTACTTTCATACCCATATCATATAGCGTCTTAGATAACTTTAGTCGTTCACAATTCATATCACGGATAGTGCCACCTGAACTTACACCAAATACTTGTGTTTGAACACTGCCACTACTTCCGGTGCTACATAAATCGGCATTGCCACCACTCAACATAGCGGGTGCAACAGCAGTTGGAGGAGGTTGAATAATTCGTTGTGTTATTTCAGTTGTATTAATATTTTTGTTGGTCAATTCACCTTGCTGAATATTTGTATTAACTGAGTTATTTTGATTAACATTGTTATTAACTGAAGTACTTGCGCTTGTAGAAGTATTAATATTACGATTAGTCATATCTCCGGTATTAACATTATTATTAGTAGCAGTACTTGTATTAACATTGTTGTTATTGTTGGTAGCGGTACTTGCATTGACATTATTGTTATTATATGTCATTGTACCAGTATTAACATTGTTATTATTGTTAGTAGCAGTGCTTGTACTAGTATTGACATTGTTGTTATTGTATGTCATTGTACCAGTATTAATGTTGTTATTTGTGTTAACATTATTGCTAGTACTAGAACTGACATTGTTGTTATTGTATGTCATTGTGCCGGTATTAACATTGTTATTGTTATTTGTAGCGGTACTTGTGCTTGCATTATTGTTATTATAGGTCATTGTGCCACTGTTGACGTTATTGTTATTATACGTCATTGTTCCACTGTTGACATTGTTGTTATTGTTAGTGACAGTTCCACTTTGAATGTTATTGTTAGTATTCACACTGGTGCTGGTACTATTGTTGTTGTTGGTATTGTTGCTGGTACTGTTGATAGCACTAGTACTATTGCTGTTACTTGTGCTATTAGTATTGCTGTTTGAAGTAACTGTGCTGGTGCTGTTGCTGGTGCTGTTGGTGTCCACTAGGCTCTTGGAGTCATAGGTACCTTGATTAATTAATGTACTTGTACCTGTGGTTGTGCCACCGGACGAGCTTGATGTTGTTGTAGTTTGTGCTTGTACAGCCCCAGACAACAGTGTAACGTACACAATCGTAGATGCAATTATTTTTTTCATTTTTCTAGCTCCTTGATAGAATTTTTATTCTATTTCTTGTGTATATTTAGGTGGTTTTTGCCAAAAATAAACTGCAGAGTTTGCCAAAAGGTGTTTGATGTATAAAAGCTAAATATTTTGAAGCAACCTAGGAGTAAATTGTGACCGAAAAAACCTACAACAAGATGAGTGAAAGTGAAAAGAAAAAAGAAGACTGGATGAACAGTAAATGGCGACCCATGATGGGCTGGAGTTACATGTTAACCTGTATCGCAGACTTTGTGATATTTCCAGTGTTATGGAGCGTGTTACAAAGTGTGTCAAAGGGTCAAGTCAATGTACAGTGGCAACCTATTACTCTTCAAGGTGCGGGCCTGTACCACATTGCCATGGGTGCTGTGCTGGGTATTGCGGCTTATGGTCGTACACAAGAAAAACTAGGAGGGGCTAACAATGGCGGAATCAACTTACCATCAAATGTCGGTACAACATATCAACCGCCGGGCGCAGTACAACAGCCCGGAGCCGGTGCGTTTGGTGCACCAACAGCAACCACAGTTACTCAGTCCTGGGGCACAACACCAGTTGGCGGCGGATTTGGAAGCTCAGCACCCGGATTTGGAGCAGTACCACCGGCAACAGGCTTTGGTGGCAATTCAGGATTTGGAGCGTCAGCGTCTAATGGCTTTGGGCCAGCAACGGTAACAACTGGTTGGGGCGGCAAGAAGGTTGTGCCCCAACAAGACGATCCATTAATTTAAGGAAATTAAAATGAAAAACGTTATATTTGTAGCAGGACTATGTTTGACATTGGCACAGCCAGTGTTGGCTGAAGAGCCAAAAAAAGAAACTGTACGAGTCTGTATTGACGTACAAGGCAAGGATGGCAAGCCTGTCTTGGACGCCAAAACGGGTAAACCCAAACAGGACTGCAAAGAAATGAAAAAGCACAAAAAGCACGAAGGCACAGCTATTCCTGAAAAGAAATAACTTGACTTAACTCAACAAGTCCTGTATAATTGTTGTACAGGACTTTTTCATGACTGATAGATTTATTATTAACAATTTACCCAATGGAACATACAGTGTGACCTGGCCCGGGTTTGAACGCAATGTGGTCAACAATCCTGGCAAAGTACTAAAGTTGCTGGAGATCATGTTTGATGTTGTGGGTGTAGATGAAGCCATGATTGGTTTGTACGAACGGGGCAGAGACAATGACTGGCGCACCATGCACATTTCAAATATACTATGGCTAGAAGAGCACGGACGTGAACACATGGCCAAGCGGCTGGCAGAATATACCATACCCGGGGTAAGATTTACTGACATTTATCAGGCTGAAAAGTTCAAAGCACACATGGAAAAACTGTTAGTTTGGGCCAGACTCAGCAACGGAATGTCATGGTACCATGAGTGATTTAGAAAACAAAATAGCCCAGACTTTGGCTGACGAAATTGCCAAAAAAATAGACAAAGAGATACTGGACACAATTATGATTGATGTACTTAAAGATGAAGGTTGGACCGAAACTAAAATCAATCCTGCTTTTCCACCTAACGGAATGATGTCTGGCAGTTTCAATGACTGGTATAGTCAAACAGCAGAATGGGTACACTTAAACGCTCAAGGTGATTACAAGTTGTTAAAAGGGCAGTGGTTATTCAAAGACCCCCAAGACGCTACTGCGTTCTTATTGAGGTGGTCATAACTGACACATAATTACATGCAATGACAGATCACTATGCCACATTGGGAGTAACCCGCACAGCCACTGCCGACGAAATTAAACGTGCTTACCGCCGGCTGGCCAGTCAACATCATCCCGACAAAGGTGGCGATACACAAAAGTTTCAAGAAATACAAATAGCATATGACACACTGAGTGATCCGGGCAAACGACAGCAGTACGACAATCCAGGCATGAGAGTCAACATGGGCGGCGGCAACCCATTTAGCTTTGACAGCATATTTGACATGTTCAATGCCAGGCCCGGCATGGACCCAAATGCACAACATCGATCGGCTAGATTAAATTTGTGGATTCACATGGAAGATGTTGCGTCCGGTGGACCCAGACTGATTGCTGTGGGCACCCATCAAGGACAAATCAATGTTGAAATACAAATACCCCCTGGCATTGAAGATGGTGACACTGTTAGATATGCCAGGGTTGGCCCCAATGGCATGGACCTTGTGATAACTTTTAGGATACATCCAGATTTGACATGGCGTCGAGAAGGTGCCAACTCTATTAGAAAGTTTGATATCAGCATTTGGGCATTGATACTGGGACAAGAAATCACAGTTGATACTATTCACAAAAATCAAGTGGTGGTTAGTGTGCCTCCCAAAACACAACCTGGTGCCACTTTGCGTATTAGAGGGCATGGATTTCCTAGAAAAGGAACCAGCCAACGTGGCGACCTCATGGTAGAACTCAATGCCAAATTACCCACTGACCTAACACCTGAACAAATAGAACAAATTCGGCACTGGAATAGCCAATAAATATTGTGGCATTCAATTAATCATGTTACTATACATGACAAGCACAAGGAGCAAAATGCAAAACAATCCAGAAATTGAACAAATCATTGAGAACGCTATAAAGATTGCCAGAGAGCGATCACATGAATATGTGACCACTGAACATTTGTTGGCCAGTTTACTACTACACACTCCGTTTCAACGAGTGTTGATCAAATTTGGCATTGACATTGAACTGATGGGCAAGGAACTTGGTGCGTATCTTGACAGTCTGACCAGCATCGAAAACAAGGCAGCGGGCAGGAACACAAAGAAAACAAATGCGCTGGAAAGAGTTTTTAATCGAGCATTGACTCAGGTGTTGTTTACCGGACGCAGAACCATCACAACACTTGACTTGTATCTCAGCATCATGAGCGAAAGCAATAGTCATGCACATTATTTCTTGCTCAAATACGGTGTCAACAAACAAGAATTTGCAAAGTTTTGGGAACAAAACTACAATCACAATGATGCAAAAATCAACCATCAACAAGCCACAGAGATTCTTGAAGAGTACTGTGTCAACCTTACACAGTTGGCACGAGAAGATCGTCTTGAGCCAGTGATTGGTAGAGAAACTGATATTCAAGAAATGATCACTGCATTAGCTCGTCGCTTCAAGGCCAACGTGTTGTTGGTAGGCGACCCTGGCGTGGGCAAAACAGCCTTGATTGAAGGCCTTGCCAAGTCAATCACTGATGGCAAAGTACCAAACTTTCTCAAGGATCATGAAGTATGGAGCCTGGAGATTGGTTCATTGTTGGCAGGCAGCAAGTACCGCGGTGAGTTTGAAGAAAAATTAAAAATGGTTATTCAGGCTCTCGAAAGCAACAAGAAGTGTGTGTTATTCATCGACGAAGCACACACCATGAAAGGTGCTGGTAGCTCGGGGTCAAGTTCCTTGGACTTTGCCAACATGATCAAACCTGCCATCACCAAAGGCAACCTCAAAGTTGTGGCATCAACCACTTGGGAAGAATACTACGAAAGCTTTGAGAAGGATCGTGCCTTGATGCGCCGCTTTCATAGACTGGCAGTAGACGAGCCCGATGCAAATACCACAGAACAGATTCTTATTGGATTGAGTCCAAGACTTGAGCAATTCCACAATGTGCTCATTGACACTGATGCAATCACAGCGGCTGTGGAACTCAGTGCACGATATATTCATGACAAAAAGAATCCTGACAAGAGCATTGACTTGCTGGATGCTGCCTGTAGCCGGGAACGTGTCAAAGACCTGGGCAATGTCACTGTGAATCGCGGCATGATTTTACAGCAGTTGAGTCGAGTTGCCGGTGTGCCCATGGACAAACTAGAAAACAAAGATAGCACAAAAATCATAGAACTTGAAAGCAATATCAAGCAACGACTCTATGGACAAGACGAAGTGGTAAACAATGTGCTGGAACGTGTGTATGTCAACTATGCAGGCTTGGGCAACACACAAAAGCCAATGAGCAGTTTCTTGTTCCTGGGACCCACCGGAACTGGTAAAACTGAGTTGGCCAAACTGTTGGCAGAGAATCTAAGCATGCCATTGTTGCGCTATGACATGAGCGAGTATCAGGAAAAACACACAGTGAGTACTTTGATTGGTGCTCCTCCTGGCTACGTGGGATTTGAAGATGGCAATTTAAGTGGTGGTAAACTGATTTCAGATCTCAGCAAAAACCCCTATGCTATTTTATTATTTGATGAAATTGAAAAAGCTCACCCCGATGTTTCAAACATCTTGTTGCAGATGCTGGATGAAGGTAGGATCACATCCAGCAGTGGCAAAACTGTGGATTGTAAAAACACCATCATCATCCTGACATCAAATCTTGGTGCCAGAGACAACGAAAACAACAACATTGGTTTTTCACAGTCCCTGGAAAAAACCGGCAGTGAAGATGCCGCAGTCAAGGACTTTTTTAAACCAGAAATGCGCAATCGAATTGATTTGATTTGCAAATTTAAAAAGCTTGATCAGTTGGCAATTAAAAAGATTGTAATAAAATTTGTGGATGTGCTCAAGCAAAGTTTAGTGGACAAGAACATAAAACTAAACCTCACAGAGTCTGTGATTGAACATTTGGCCGACAAAGGATATGACAGCAAGATGGGTGCAAGACCCTTGAATAGAAAAATTGATGAACTGATTCGAGTTCCGCTGTCAAAGAAAATCTTGTTTGATAGACTGCAAGATTGCACAATCAATCTTGGATTAGACAATGACCAATTGGTGTTTGATATTGTGCCGGTGTTAGATCCTCAATTGCCCAAGGTTAATAAAGATGGCTACATTATTTTTGAAAAACTTGATCCCGATGCATAAGAAAAAATCAACAGATCGATTGTTTTTTAACAAATACAAATACAGTATTTCAATCAATGAACCTAGATGCAGTGTGTTGCGTGGGTTGTTCTCCAATGACGTTGATACTGCGCCTGACACTATTTCCAAACGCCTGGGCTGGCAGCCGGATATCAACTATGGTGGGTCTTGGGCGATTCCAAGACCTTATCAAAATGACGAACTCACTCTTGCTAATCGAGAACAAAGATTGTGCAGGTTGTATTCTTTGATCAAAAATCAAGCTGGAGATTTTAAATTTTCCACCACAAGAAACTGGTGTTATGTTTACACCAATGATATCACACAAGTCGACAAACTAACAGCTCAAGATTTCAATGTCAAGGTGGTACACGAAGCGTTAATTGACAGACCTTTTGATTCAGTGCGTGGTACTGGTGAATACACTCGGCGAACATACTTTAAAGAACGTTTGATTTCTCAAGAAGCCAAAAAGTCCTTGGCAGCGTACCTGACAAGTCAACAAGGGATCAATCTAGGTCCCAGTTTCAAATCCTGGCTCAGTAGTGCTGGTGTAAGGCACTATAATCTAGTGGCACGTCACTACTATTTTGATCACAACAATGATGCAATATCTCAAATGTTGGAATTAATTACCCCAGGATTAATTAGAAAAACAATTCAAGTCTTAACTAAATAATTTACTATGGCAAAAATACACGAAGAAATAGTTGTGATCAAACTATCAAAATTGGTCAAAGACAGTGATGCAGGTGGCGAGATTGCCACTGCTGATGTCATTGCGGCTCTGCAAAGCGTGGCCGAAGAGCTAGCAGGCGCAGGCGTTGTTGTTGAAGCGGACAAAGCCTGATGAAAACCACCACAGTACAACTGCTGCCAACCACCACTTATGGAACCCCTTCGGGCAACTATGATGGGTCTAGTCAAGACTTTAGTGGCGAAGATCAAAAGGCAGCAAACTACTATGGTGCCTACGGGGGACTGCAGACTATTGCATTTTTTCTACTGAGTTTTGAAGGTAGAATACGCATACAAGCCACTTTAGAAAGTACCCCGGCTGTGGAGGCAGATTGGTTTCAAGTCTATGATTTTGATAGCACTACAACTACCACCACTGACAATTTTAGCGCAAACGTCACAGGAAATTTTACATGGCTACGTGCCAGAGTTGAAGATTTCCAAACTGGCACAATTACCAAAGTCATGCTTTCATATTAATCAATGACCCAATCAGAGTTTACGTTCACTGTCAGGGCTTGTAGCCCTGATCTGCACTTTAAGTTTGTGTTTGATGGCAAGGAGATATTCTCCGATGCAGTCACTGCCGAACGCACTTTCAAGCACTGTTTTGATGATGAAAATGACCAAGATCACGTCGTGGAATTTTTCCTAAGTGGCAAAACATGTGAACACACTGTGGTTGATGATGCCGGGGTAATTGTCGAAGATCATGTCATTGAAATCTTTGATATTTTCCTTGAAGGTGTGGAATCAACTCAACTTTTTTACAAATTAAACACATATCATCACAGTTTCAACGATGAAAATGCAGACATCATAGAAGATAAATTATACGGTATCATGGGCTGTAATGGTAAAGTAGAGTTTAAATTCTCTAGCCCAGTTTATATTTGGTTCCTAGAAAACATCTAAACATAAATAATCAATATGAAAAAATTGGTTATAATTCCCGGTGGTTTTCACCCGTTCCATGCAGGACACAAGGCTTTGTATGACAAAGCAGTCGAAGCATTTCCTTCAGCTGATGTTTATATTGCAGCCACTGATGATCGCAGTGAACGACCGTTTCCTTTTGCTATCAAGAAAAAACTAGCACAACTGGCCGGTGTGCCACCACATAGATTCATACAAGTTAAGAGTCCGTTTAAACCCGACGAAATCACCAGCCACTATCCCGACAATGATACACAGTTAATATTTGTCAAGAGTCAAAAGAATGCCAAAAACGGACCCGATCCCGAAGGACCATTCCCGGCTGAAGTAGATCCCAAAACTGGGCAGTTGCCCTTGGTCACTCGCGGTGCTAGAAAAGGGCAACCTGTGAGTGATTGGTTGCAGTACTACAAGCGCAATGGCCTTGCCCCAATGAGTCAACACGGTTATTTGAAGTACCTGCCTGTGCATGAATTCAATGGCATGACATCAGGCAGTGAAATTCGTGCCAAGTGGGCCAACTATGATGATGCTACCAAAGCACAGTTGGTTAACATCATGTACCCAGCCACAGCCAATAATCCAAGACTCACAGACGTCACAGTCAAGCTCATGGACAACGGCATGGGCACTGACAGCAAACAAGCGCCAGCAGAAACTAAAAATCTCAACAAAAAGGCCATGGCCGACATTGTCAGGAAACAATCACCAGTTGATGAGGCTACACTAGTCAATGATCCTGATCAAGGCGAATTAATTCGTCCCACAGGCGGACTTGGCACTTGGACTGAAGATACATTGAAATCCAGTCTGGCCAAACAATTTGCAGAAATAATCGGGATGTTAAAATCTGGCAATTATCGCGGTGCTGAACATGTATTGTACAAGGCCGGCGCAATGCAGAGCAAATTGCAGGCCTTGGCTAGACTTGAAGATTTTAGACAAAAACAAGGGCGACGCCCAGTGGCCCGGGGCCGTGAGATTGACATTGGCGAGAACAACGATTACATCGATGAAACCAGCCAATAAACCTCAATCCACTACACGAGCGCCCAAGACTCAACAGCACGGGTCTCCACTCACAAAAATGACACCGCGCCCAGTGCGCCATGCTCCAATAATCGGACTTGGACTCAAAATACCCACATAAAAATCACCGCTGGTTGGCGACCTTGTTAAATATTTGCACAATTTTTTTACGAGGAAACAATGTCCGAACAACAGCAACAACAAATTCAAGTCAACGTCGACTACTTACGCACTACTCGCGTACACATCTGCATGCCCTGTTATGGTGGCATGTTAACTGAATCAACATTCATGAGCTACATCAAATGGGCCAACACATGCCGACAACTAGGCATTGACTGGACCATGGAAACCATGACCAATGAAAGTTTGATCAGTCGTGCACGTAATACCCTAGTGGCTAAGTTTTTGGCCAATCCTGATTCAACGCATTTGATGTTCATCGATGCTGACATTGGCTGGGAACCTTGGCATCTGCTGGTGATGTTGAATCGCCAAGTTGATGTGATTGGTGGATTGTATCCCATGAAGACCTTGCCAGTTAAGTGGGTAGTTAATGGGTTTGACGGCGCCGAAGAAGGCGAAGATGGCTTACAAGAAGTATCAAAGACTGGTACCGGCTTTATGTTGGTCAAGCGCGATGTGTTTGAAAAACTCAATGCCCACCCCGCAGTCAAGCCATTCAACAATGACATTGGCTTGCCCAAGGAACTGGACCAGCATTTGCGCACTTACTATGACACTGCTGTGCGTGAAAATCGCTACTACAGTGAAGACTGGACGTTCTGTGAAAACTGGCGTGACATCGGTGGCAAAATCTGGGTGGACAAACGTGTGTTGCTCAAGCACACCGGCAGCTATGTGTTTGACTTCCAGGCACAAGAACCCTTGTATCGTGCATTCCAAGCCATGGACGCCAATTTACAAAAGACACAAACGCCTGCAACACCAGTTCAAGAACCAGTGGTGTTGGCCAGCAATGAACCAGTGGTACTGGCTAGCGACGAACCAGCTAAAAAAGCCAAACCCAAGACATCTACTAAGAAAAAATAATTGCGGTAAATATAGTTCGTATGGACATCAACGAACTAGAATCATTTCGTCTCAGTGACGCAATTAAATTTAACCAAGAGTTAAACCCTCGACTATGGGGGTCTAACCAACATTTACGCCTGGATGTTCGAGATCATCTGCTGAAAATTGCAGATGATTTTCGAGAATTTCTGGGTGTAGATGACCTGGCACTCAAAGATATAACACTGAGCGGCAGCAATGCTGCCTACACATATACCCCACACAGCGACATTGACCTACACCTAGTTGTAGACATTCCCGATGATCCTGTATATCAAGAACTGTTCAATGCCAAGAAGTATCAATACAATGATGAGTACAATTTTAAAATTGGCCCTTATGACATTGAGTTGTATGTGCAAGACAGCAAACAGCCGCATGTCAGTCAAGGCATATATTCAATTCGCGACAACAAATGGTTGAGCGTACCCAAACGTAGTCAACCCAGCATCAATGACATCAGTGTCAAGAGCAAGTATGAAGATCTAGGACACCGAGTTGACTCGGCTATTGCAAGTGGCGACCTTGACAGCATGGATCAAGTTGCTGACAAAATCAAAGACATGCGCAAAGCTGGTTTGGCAGACACTGGTGAATTCAGTCCCGAGAATCTAGCATTCAAAGTGCTGAGAAACAACGGCACATTGGATCGATTAACAGCCGCACGCCAAGCAGCCAAAAGCCAAAGTCTAAGTCTCAAAGAACGCAAAAAACCCAAATTTGTGTATGGCAGCTTTGGTCCATTGAACATGCTTGACGGTGGTAGTGGCGATGACGGTGGTGTCAGCGAAAGCATAGCCGAAGCTCAACAACCCCGTGACATTAAAGAAATACTGCAACCATTCATAAACAGTTGTATGGAATATCTTGGTATTGAACAAGCCCCAAAAATTATAATAAAAAAAGATCCTGAGTGGACACGTAGACACGGCACGTTTGGTCAGTTTGACACTGACACATATTCAGTGACCCTGGCAGTAAGTAACCGACATCCTTTGGACATACTGCGTACTCTAGCACACGAACTCACGCATGCTCGTCAGGATGAACTGGCCACCATGCCTGTAGATGCAGGCGAAACAGGATCACCCCACGAAGATGAGGCCAATGCCATGGCAGGCCGTATCATGCGTCATTGGGTGGATCAGTACCCAGAATTTTTTAAAGATATTCCATTGGAAGAATCTGTCAAAGACCAACTAGCAGCCGTGGCCGCGGCAGCATGCATAGCTGGCACACCTGGTTGCGCCACCACCAGTGGTGTTGGACAAACAGTCAAGGACATACAAACCATAGGGCGTGCATCGCAGACCATCAAGCACATGGGTGCTGCCGGTGCTCGCGAAGAATTATTACAGCGCATGAAAGATGATCTGCGTCGTCGCCAAGGGCAAGCGGTGCCCGAATCAACCACTGACGAAGATAAACAAAGCATAGACGAAGCTCAGATCAGCAAAAACATTCAACCAATTCTTGTAAAAAAAGGCTACGCATTTTTGGGCAAAGGTCAGGACCAAGATGCCTATCTAGCACCCGACGGAACTGTTCTCAAAATATTCGGTTACGGTCCAGGCGGTAAGTTATCCCAAGGACAACAAAGTTTCAAAGACTTTGCCGATTACTGCATGGCAAAGCCTAACAATCCATTTTTGCCACAGTTTGGCGGCTGGGAACCTTTTGACTTTGAAGGTAAACGATATCTGCAGATCAACTGTGAAAGAATGTTTGATCTTAGCAAGTCTGGGTTGATACTGGTTGGTTCCAGGCTAGGGCAACTGGCAAGTTTGATACAGTCCAATGGTGCAGACCGTGGAGTTAATAAATTCCTAAGACGCCACGGAGATCAAGAAACAGGAAAACTAATGTCATTGGTTGGTGGGCGGCAACAATTTCTGTTGTTGGCCAACACCATTGAGCAACTGGATAAGCTTGCTGACCGAAAGGGATACAGACTTGATTTGCATGGCGGTAATTTTATGCTTGGCAGTGATGGCGAGATAGTCATTAATGATCCATTTTTTACTGGTAATTGGCGATTTGATGAATCTATAAATGAATCATTGGACCAACCCTATAAAATACTTCGGTGGGAAAAGGGTGACCACGGTGATGTAGACGCAATAGCACGATTAGATGACGGAACTTTTCTAAGCATTATGTTTAACAAGGGATTTAAACAAGAGACAAAAGAGGAAGCCTGGAGTGTTGAGTTCTTTAGAAACAACAGTCAAGAAAAGACAGGTGAGGGTGATCAACAGCGTGTATTTGCCACTGTGCTAAGTGCTGTTCAAACATTTATTTCTGACAGGGTGCCTGGTGCAAAAGGAAAATACAAGCCCAATAAAATATATTTCTCAGCCTCAAAAGAAGTTAAACCAGATGAGGATCAAAGGAAAGCAATGACCAGGGCAAGACTGTATGACAGTTTGGTTCAGCGTTATGCAAGGGCTTTGGGCTTCCGTGCGTTCCGTGCAGAAACCGGCAACAAAGTCATGTACGAATTGAGTAGAATAAAACCAATAGCGGAAGATATTGCAGATGAAGGTGTAATTGGATTTTTAACAAAGCCCAAGGCCCCCGGTGAAAGAAAATCCAAGACAAGTTCAGCAGAGATGCGAAAGTATTTTGACAAAGAAAAATCCAGTGAGCCGGCAAAATATAATAACGACAACAAACAACTGCCGCAAAAAGTGTATGTCAGATCAAACGAACAGCAAGAAGGCAAAATAACTCATGACGGGCATGACTATGCAAACACACCGCGAATTCGCAGTCTAGTTGCTCAAGCAAACAAAATTCAAAGTCAATTACCGGCAGTTGCATCAGGTCAGACTCGTCTTTGGAGGGGGAATCGCCCTGGTGAAGTGGGACAGAATCCAACGTTCACCAACTCCCTGGTGGGCATTGCTTTGCCATTCCAAGAAGCCTATGGTGGTGCATTGAGTTATATTGATTTGCCCACCGAAGTTCTCAATCAATGCGTCGACACAGTGTGTGTTGCTCCTGATTCAGAATTTACCTTGCCAGAAAAACTGGCGGCCCGTGCCAAAACAGTTCAGTTAAAAGAAGCCACCGGTTTTATTCCTGTTGACAGCAAACTGGCGCACGATCCACGTTATGTGTCAGGCCTAACAGTTGATATCAAGCCTGGCGAAACACAGCGACAAGCCAAGAAATTGGGTTGGGCAATTGATGATAATGGCAGCCCACCGTTATTGATGACCAAACTACAAAACCAACTGAAAGAGATCAAAGCAAAATGAGAGCTCACGATTTTATATTAAAAGAAACAACCCTGGGTGGATTTCCAGTCAAGGTATTGAACATTCAAGATCAAGGTGTTGAAGAAGCTGGCAACGCCAACAGTGGTCGTCGTGGACCAAATTCTCCGCCAGATAATTCCCCAGTTAACCTAGGGTCGGTGGAAAAAACTGCCACAGGTATAAGACATCATGCTGACCCAAGTCGTTACGGTGGCCATAGTCCCAAACCCGAAGACAATCATTTGCTGGGACCGCAACAAAGATGGCGATTAGATCGTGCTGTTCGTGGCATAGGCGAAGAAGCCAGCCCAATGATCAAGCCACCTACTAACAGATTTGACAACAAACAAGAAGCATTTGCTCATGCCAAACAACATGGCGGTAGAGTGTTCAAGAGCGTATACACAGATCCCAACACTGGAAACAAACAAATATCGTTTGTTGTTAAAAAAGAGCAAGGTGTGGCGGAAGCAATCAAACTCAACGCACCACAACGCACAATACCACGTGATGAATTGCAGGGCTATGCTAATCGTATCAAGACCGGTACAAAGACCAAGCGTGATAAGTTTGCCCCAATTATTCACGGCAGCAACATCAAAGCCATCACCAAAGACGATAACAACACCGAGTGGGACTTAGACGACTTAGCTAGTCAAATTACTACACGCCCACGAGCTATACTTGGTACCAATGCCAAAATGGAAAAGAGCAAGACTGAAGGTGAAATCATTTATGACTTGACATTGCCGGCGCTGAGTGGCATTGTTGTAGATGAAGACACCGGTGACTTTGTGGAAATTACTACATGTCCTGGTGCTGGTGCTTGCCAATTATTCTGCTATGCACGTAAGGGTGGCTATGTCATGTTCCCTGCTAGCTCTATGTCAGCGGCGCAAGCACTAAATTTCTTGGTGAATGATCCCGAAGGTTACAGTGCCAGAGTCAATCAAGAGATTAAAACAATTAAAGCCAAAGCAGACAAAGCTGGTATTCAACTAGTTGTGCGTTGGCACGATGCTGGTGACTTCTTCAGTAAGGAATACTTGGATCTTGCTTATGATGTTGCTAAATCCAATCCTGATGTACAATTCTATGCCTACACCAAGATGGGCGATGTTGCCACAGGTGCGTCACCTGCAAACTTTACAATGAACTTCTCATCAGGTAGTAAACGTGGCGAAGAAAAGAAAGTGGAATTCTATAAACAACAAAATCCTGGAGCCACAGTCAAGCAAGGTGTTACAGTTCCCAAGAACATGTTTTTTGATTTGATTGCACGTAACGGCAACAGTTTGATCAAAGACGCCAAGGGCCGCACACAGTTTGCCAGTCCTGAAGCACTTGACACATTTAAACAACGTCTTGCACAGCAATATCAGGTTGATCCCAAGTCAATTATCACCTACGATCAAATGCTGGCAACACCGGTGGGTCCTGCACCCAAGTGGAATGTTATTGTACAGCCCGGTGCCGGAGATCGTGCAGCCAATCGCAAGGATGTGATCGACAGTTACTTAATGTTCCACTAATATGAGAGCACAAGAGTTTTTACGCGAATACAAAGAAAAATTCAACCAGGATGTGATGCAACCGGGGTTTGAGTTCCGTCAGGAAATCAATGGCGTCATGTACGAAGTAACAAATGATCAAGGATTTGGCCCGGTGGTCACTGTGACTGACAAAAACAACGAAGTGATTGCTCAAGCAGGATTTTGGAAGCACAAAACTCGTCCGGGATTGGAAAGTCTAAGCACTCATGTAGAGCCAGAGTGGCAGGGACAAGGTATTGCCGCAAACATGTATGCTGTGATGCGTATGCTGGGTGCCAACATATCACCTTCTACCAATCAAACAGATGATGGCCAGGCCATGTGGAATAAGTGGGAAAAACAAGGCGATGCTACACACATAAAAACCCTAAATCCACGAATCAAAGAGCAAACAGTAACAGAAGGCAAGTTAAGTGTAGATGTACCCAACGAAGAATGGTTACAAGATAAAATAGACTATGCTCAAAGCAAAGGCCGCAACAGCTACGGTGTTCCTTATATGGGTAGCACTACTGCCGGTGTTGTTGGAACTCCACCTAGAGTGCGTGTAATGAGATTGGCTTCTCTTCCCGGCATGCGCAACGAACAAACCAATGTGCGTCGAGATGACTTAAAGTGGTTGATGGATTACATGGAACGCACAGGCAAGTTGCCGCCCATGGGCAGTAATCCCGATCAGGAATACCTGCCCTATATCATGGTGGCCTACAATGGTGAAGCATGGGTCAACGAAGGCAATCATCGTATCATGGCTGCCTACAGATTAAACTGGCAGGACATGCCCATTGAAATACGTTACTTTGATGGCGGTGAAAGAATCAAAGACGGACCAATGGCACCTGGCAAGATTGGACTAGCATGAGAGCACAAGAGTTTGTTACTGAAACAATAAACACAGATATTCTTAATCGAAGATTCAGACACACACAAAAGATTGGTGATTATACTTACAAAGCATCAGTTGAAATGTTTATGGGTGAGCCATTATTGTCAGTTAAGGCCTATGATAGCGATAGGGAAATAGGTCATATCCTGTTTGAAATAATTGTAAGATCTCCAGGAGGGAAGAGAGATCCATCCGCGGATTACTTAGAAAGCGGCGGCACTGAGGTTGACCCAGCATATAGAAACAAAGGTGTGGCATCCACAATGTATGCGTATGCCAAAATGTTAGGCAATGATATTCGACCCAGTTACAATCAAACAAGTCAAGGCCAAGCAATGTGGGCGGCCTGGAACAAGGCAGGCGATGCAAAGCATTTGATCGGTACTGCCGCGGAATCCACTGTGGCGGAAAACATGGACCACAGCAAAGATAATCAAGCTGTGGAAGAACTACGAGCGGCATTGACGGCTCGCAAACAACGATTACAGTCTGCCAGCAATGATCAAGTGTATGACACAATTGACAAGATAATGACACGTATTGCAAAAACTCACAGCATCAGTGGTCAGAAGTTGCATGACATGTGGGTAGACCGGTATAAACAAGTACCAGATACATGGATCATGAAAGAAAACTTTGCAGATGGCAAGGTCAAGGGCAAGAGTCGTCCTGGACGTGTGAAACGTGCAGGTGCCAGTTGTGATGGGTCAGTAACTGATCTACGTGCTCGTGCTAAAAACGCATCAGGCGAACGGGCTCGGATGTATCACTGGTGCGCCAATATGAAATCGGGCAAGAAAAAATGAAAGCACAAGATTTTTTAAATCCTAAAAAAACAGGCCTAAAAACCTTTGCTGTAAAAATAAAACTAAAACAGCCGGGATACACCAACATCATAGACACCACTGTGCAGGCCCGTAATGCTGAAATGGCTCGTCGAATTATCCGGGCACAATACAACGATCGCAATGTACTAGTAGGGCAACCCAAAGAAATTAAACTCCGCTAAATATCTAGTGGATAAAAAATTTGTTCTAGCTGTGTTTGATTTAGAATGTAACTGGGAGGGGATACCCCCAGTTTATCGTGTGTATCTCAACGGTGAATTATTCACCGAACGCAGTTGGCGCTGGGACTCCAATTATTATCTAAAACAAATATTACAAATAGAAGCAGTTCCTGGAAGATATCAACTTGAAGTTGAATCCATTGCTCCTTGTGCATCACAAATCACCATTGACTGCCATGCAGTTGAACATGGCGATGCACACTGGGAAGAAAACAATGTTTTGGTGATTGAATAATGCGAGCACGAGAATTTGTCAGAGAAAACACAGTCAGCGGTGGAATTGCCACAGTGTCCATGCCCATGGGCGAGGTAATTACGCGACCAGGATTACCCAATAAAACTAAATATAAAAATAGCTATGTAAATGCATGGCCTAAAGGAAAAAAGAATGCTCGCTGATGATTTAAAGACCCTACTTGCTACCCAATATGCCCTGAGTATCAAAGCACAAAACTTTCACTGGAATGTGGAAGGTCCAGACTTTGCTCAAATGCATGAATTCTTTGGGGATTTTTACAGTGAGGTGTATGGTGTTGTTGATAAAATTGCTGAATACATTCGCACATTAGACGAGTACAGTCCCGGCAGTTTTGAGCGTTTTTTAGAGTTATCAGTTATCCAAGGACAAACAAAGATTCCACGTGCTCGTTTGATGATCGAAGAGTTACTTGACAACAACAGCACCATGATTGATTTGTTAAATCAATGCTTTGCATCAGCTGAGCAAGAAAACAATCAAGGCATTGCCAACTTTGTGGCCGAGCGTCTTGATGCACATGGCAAGCATGGTTGGATGTTGCGTAGTTTCCTGAAAGATAATCGAGCATGAGTGACATTAGAAAAATTCTTTCTCGCATTGATGCCATTAATGAAGGTGATGTCACCCCCACCAATGTCAAGCATGGACTAAACAAACAACAAAAATCTGTGCCGCAGATGCCAGCATTGTTTAAACCAAATTCTATTTCTGTTTTAAAAGATAAAACAGACCCTGCACATCCTGCCAAGAAATATTTTGTAGGCGGTGAAAGTGTGGAAGAATCCATGGCCAGTGAAGATGTTGTGAGCAATGTCAAAAAACGCTTGGGCGACTATTTGCAGGATGTTGCCAGTGCAATCAATCATGACACTGGACTACAATCAAATAAACAAATGCAGGATGACATGCTTGGTTCTGCTGTGAAAACAATCACCACAGATGATGGCCACGAAATCAAGATTCACGGCAACGAAGATGATGGGTTCCGTGTATCTATTAAAAACCGACCACACTCAGCAAAATTTAAAAATTTAGAACATGCAGTCATGGCTTGTGAAATGTACTGTAATCGACGCAAAATGGCCGAAGGCAATGCGGACTACTTGGAAGAAAAATAATGAATCTCAATCAACTATTTGAAAACACAAACAGTGGCGGCAACTATGCCGAAGACCTGGCAAAACAAGTGTTTGATGCCAATCCCAACATCCATGATGAAAATCAAATACTAGATGCGGCCTGGCCCTTGGCAGTAACAGCACTGGGTAATAAAAGAGCCATGTCTGTGTTCAACTACGACGCAGACTTTCCCAGTGACCTAGTAAGTGTTTACGGATGGTTACAAAAAGATCAACAAGGTATAGCGGAAGAACAATTAAGTGAAATTGGAAACACTCCGGCAGGTAGAGCGGCACTGGGTGCAGTTCAAAACAGAGCATACGATAAGATGGATGCGTGGAGTGCAAACCCAACAAGTGGCTATTCCTCAACACCAAAAGATGTCAGCAAGGCCACAGGTGCAGGCGTTGCTGCCGGCAATAGATTACATGGGTTTGGTCCCGACAACTCGCGTGAAAACACAGTAATGGCTCGTGATGCATTGCGTCAGAAACAAGCATTGAGTCAGACACAAGGTATGGCAGAAGATACACCACGATTTGATCCACTTGTTGATAAAATAGCAGCCAAAATGAAAGGCCCAACAGAAAATGATGCTATAGCCGCATTAATAACTGTACTCGGCACTAGCGCATATAATGAACGCCCTGGTTTTTATAGGTTATGGCTTGGCCAAGCGATTGACAAGTATAGCCAGCAAGGTGTGGCAGAGGATGGTAATAAAGAACCTGCTCCTAATTCAGGCTTGGCATTATTAATGAAGAAAAGAGCTGAGCTGGCTGCTAAAAAAGAAAGCGTGGCAGAAGGCTCCAACCCAGAAAAGGTCGAGGTTCGCATTAGTGGTAGAGAGTATGCCGCTATGTCTCCAGAACAAAAAGCCGCAAAGCAACAAGAATGGCAACAATTAAAACAACAAGCAAAAATGCGTATGCAAAACTTTACGTTGATTGACACTGATAAAGAACAAGGTGTGGCAGAAGGTGAAGAACACAGTCCAGTGGCCGGTGCTATCACACGTCGCATCATGAGCCAACGAGTTGACTTATTGAGCAAGTACGGTCCTGAAAAAGTTTTAAATGCCATTGATGAAGTTGCCGACTTTGTGGGCGACGTAGAAGAAATTGGAAGCAGTGATGTCAGCGGGTGGGTACGCCAAGTTGAACAAACATTGGGACAAATGGAGCAAGGTCTAGGCGAAGCAGGCCAAAAATATCATGCCAATACCACAGGGTTTGCACGTGGCGCAAGAGATGATGAGCGACATGACTTAGATCGTGACACCCAGACTTGGTATATTCGTCTCAATGGCAAACTCATTAGAGACAAACAAGGCAATCCCTACTCGTACCGTGGCAAGGCTGCCGCAAACAAAGCCGCATTAACAATGCAGGCTAAACTGTTCAACAAAGGCAAAGAGTTTGTATTGACCACCAACCCCAACGATCCACAACAGGGCGTAGCCGAAAGCACAGAAAAACGCTGTATGCAATGTGGTATGAAAAACTGCAAATGTCCCGGAGATAGTTGCAAGTGCAAGCCCATTGCAGGTTGGGTACCAGGCAAGGGGTTTAAAAAGGCTGTAGAAGAAGCTGCCATTGCTAAAAAAAAAGAATTAAGTGAATTTGCACCACCTGGTGGTGATGACCGTGAGCCCGATGAAGAACATATTCTAAAGCAGTTGGCCTCACAATGGTGGTTGGGCACAGAGCAACAAATGGCCAAAGCACAACGAACATTGGCTTCAATGGGTTGGGAAATTGGTCAAGATGAATCTGGTGATGATGATGCAGGGGTATTTTTAATTCGTCCAGGCGATGTCAACGGTGACACATATATTGCCTTCCCGCACAGTGAATTAGAACTAAACGAAGCCTGGAGCCAAAAGTATAAAAATTCAATCAACTGCTCTCACCCTAAAGGGTTTAGCCAACGTGCTCACTGTGCAGGTAAGAAGAAACACAATGAAAGCACAGAGATGGAAATGGTGTGTGAAGACTGTGGCATGTGTCAAACACATGGCAATATCAATGAGATCAAAAAAGGTCAAAAAGACGCCAATGGTTACACACGTTGTTGGCCAGGCAAGCACGCCGAGGGCACTAAAAAAGGTAAGAATGGCGGACAAGTACGCAACTGTGTGCCCAATGAAAGCATCACTGAGAACCAATTGAAACCTTCAAATTTATTATTGTGGGAACAGGCACAGGTGGCAGCATCAAGTAGGTTTGATCAACATCTTGTTGAAGATGCCAATCGATGGGCTAAAATCTGGTACAAAAACAAAGGCGGCGTCTGGCAATAAAGCTTTAAAATAGCTTGACATTGGCTGTACAATGGTTGTATAATAAATTATAGTCTACTTGATAGTACACTAAAATTTTAAGGACACATTTTGCGAGTATTTTTGACCGGTGGTTCGAGTGGTATCGGACAAGCAATTAATAAAGATTTACAAAAAGACCATGATGTAGTTGCACTACCTCGCAGTGAACTAGATCTATCCAAACCTTTCTTGGCATTGTTAAATGACTTTGATGCACTTGTGTTGTGTGCCGGGGCTGACCGCAGTGGAAACCAACCATTTGTTGACATGCCCGACGATGACTGGCAATACAACATACAAGTGAATTTGATTGCCAACATGCACTTGGTAAAATTCTATCTTGCTCAACGGCCTCCCAACTGGGGCAAGATCGTTGTGATTGGTAGCACCTCCACCGACTATGTATGGCCGGGTAAAATTCCCTACACAGTGTCCAAAACTGGACTTGAAACTTTCTGCCAAGGCATACAGCGTGAACTACCTCCCGAGATTGGACTCACTTACATACAACCCGGTCTATGCAAAACCAATCTTAGATACAATCGACACAACGGCACAGTGCCGCACTCAGAGATTGATGCCTGGTATGCTGGACAAAATTACATGGTGCCCGAAGACTTGGTGGCACCAGTGAGAACTGCATTGGGTGATCAACAGCACTTGCTAAAACACATTAGATTAGAAAAATGAAATATCCCTGGCAGTTATATCATTGGCACTTTGAAGTAAGTGGTAAATGCACCCTGAAGTGCCCACGATGTCCTAGAAATGACGAAGAGCCTGTTTTTAAATTAAACAAAGAACTTGATTTGAATTTCTTTAAAAAGGTGCTGAGTCCAGATCTGTTGAAAAACGAAGTGCAACGCATTACTATGTGCGGTGACATTGGTGACCCCATCTATGCCAGTCAATATCTAGACATTGTTGATTACATCAAAACACACAATGATCGCATACACTTGTACACCATCACCAATGGCAGTTACAAAAAGGACTCTTGGTGGCACGACTTTGCAAAAATCAGCAACGAGTATGACACTGTGAATTTCAGTGTAGATGGCTATGATCAAGCCAGCAACAATTTATACAGAGTCAACAGCGACTGGGACAGCATCATGTCCGGCATGAATATCATGTGCCAACACAGCAAGGCCTTTGTTTACTGGGCCACAATTGTTTTTCAATTCAATCAAGATCATCTTGCCAACATTGAACAACAGGCTAGATCCATTGGATGTGATGGGTTGCAGTTGACATTGAGCACCAAGTTTGGCAGCAAGTATGGCGAGCGATACAATGGCGACCACGATGAGCTTGAACCTAGAGCAGAATGGATCAGCAAAAGTCATAGATACGAACGTCGGTTGATCAACTTGTCAGGACGGCAACAGTTGAATCAACAATTCATGGCTGAAACACAGCAGAGATTTGAGCAGGTCAAAAACAAACACAACACATTTATCACACCATTGTGTGAAATTGGAAATCGTGCCATCTATGTCAGTGCTGATGGGTTATTGCATCCCTGCAGTTGGACCAGCTACACTTATCGAGAGATGGGCAATGATCGCAAAACCATTCATTTCAAAGATAATTTTCAAAACAAATTCAAGGACAGTATAAATCTACACCATCGCAGTCTAGAGGATGTGTTAAATGATGATGCTTGGTCGCACTTATTCAACAGCTTCGATGATCAAAGCTGTGCTTGGGTAGAGTGTGAACAAAAGTGTCATAAAAGTCTTGTGGATCAAGACTATGCTGTGGACTACCTAACAAATTGATGGGTAAACTTAAACCAGGTGCTACTTACATCTACGAAAGTCCCGACGGTGGTGACACAGTATACGCTAGAGAACTTGGTAAGTCTGAACGCATAATGATTGGACAGAATACTCGGGCCAAAAGTCTTGTTGACCAGATTCGAGAAGATAAACTTTGGGGTGAAATTAGACGTGCGTCAGAATCTGACACCGTGCTCAAAGAAATGATAAATCAAATTAAAGTGTATTACACACTTAAAAAGAACACACCTTAGGACCGGTACTCGTTACCGAGTGTGTGGGCGGCTGCTGCCTAGACGAAAAAGACTCGCTACCTTTGTAGTCTGAAGTGAGCATTAACAACTATATTACAAACATGAATAATTTTAAAATTGCCGATATTGCCCTAGCCAGCTGGGGACACAAAGAAATTGCCATCGCTGAAACCGAAATGCCGGGACTGATTGCAGTTAGAGAACAGTTCCGTGATCAAAAGCCCTTGGCCGGCGCACGAATTGTGGGTAGTCTACACATGACTATTCAAACTGCTGTGTTGGTCAAAACATTGATAGATCTAGGTGCCGAAGTGCGCTGGTCAAGTTGCAATATTTTTAGCACACAAGATCATGCCGCTGCCGCATTGGCTGACTTGGGAGTTCCGGTGTTTGCCTGGAAAGGTGAGACTGAAGAAGAGTATTGGTGGTGCATTGATCAAACCTTGATTGGTTGGGAACCCAACATGGTGTTAGATGATGGACATGATTTAACTGATCGTATTCAAACACACTTTCCCGATCTTGTGCCGGGTATCCTAGGGGTCAGTGAAGAAACCACCACAGGTATCTATCGACTAAAAGAAAAACAACTGGCCAACAATTTGCCGTTCCGTGTGTTCAATGTCAACGACAGTGTGACCAAAAGCAAGTTTGACAACTTGTATGGTTGCCGTGAAAGTCTAGTAGATGGTATCAAACGTGCCACTGATGTAATGATTGCTGGCAAGATTGCTGTGGTGGCTGGCTATGGAGATGTAGGTAAGGGCAGTGCACAAGCATTACGTGCACTCAGCGCACAAGTCTGGGTTACAGAAATTGATCCTATTTGCGCACTACAGGCTGCTATGGAGGGATATCGAGTTGTCACCATGGACTATGCTGCCGACAAAGCTGACATATTTGTCACAGCCACCGGCAATGTGAATGTCATCAACTTTGATCACATGAGCCGTATGAAAAACAATGCCATTGTGTGCAACATCGGACACTTTGACAATGAGATTGATGTTGCAAGTTTAGGCGACTTAGTGTGGGAAGAAATCAAGCCCCAGGTGGACCACGTTGTGTTCCCCGACGGCAAGCGCATTATCATGTTGGCCAAAGGCCGCTTGGTGAATTTGGGTTGCGGCACAGGTCACCCCAGCTTTGTGATGAGCAACAGTTTTACCAACCAAGTGTTGGCACAGATTGAACTTTACACTAATACCAACAATTATGAAATTGGTGAGATTTATGTATTGCCCAAGCACTTAGACGAAATGGTAGCTAGACTGCACCTTGCAAGATGTCATGCCGAACTCACCGAGTTAACCGAAGAACAAGCAAACTATATCAGTGTCAATCAAGCCGGACCATACAAACCCGATGCTTATAGGTATTGACAAATAGAAAACTTGCTAGTATAATTGAATTTTACCGAGGACATATGGATACCAAAACTTTTAATGGTGAGCAAAAACTCAAACTCACACAAATCATCAATGAGGGTATGCAAGTCATGCACGAAGTTGAAACTCTCAATGCTGGCCTTAATGACACCATCAAGGCCATTGCCGAGGAGTTAGAGATCAAACCTGCTGTGCTTAAAAAAGCAATAAGGGTTGCACACAAAGCCGAGTTTGGTAAAGCCAAACTGGATCATGAGTTACTGGAAACAATTTTAGAAACAGTCGGCAAAACATTATAATACCATGCCAATGTTTTATCCAAATCTCTGGCATGGTCCAAAAGATCAGGTGCCAGACATTCCGGCATATAGCTGGCTCAAGCAAATTAAGTCTAGTGCAAAAATATATCTTGCACTGGGTCTTACTTGGCATCAAACGGTAAGTCTGCCAGATGGCTATGATTTTTATTTTGTGTCATACCACATAGAAGCAGTCAATCTTGATTGGCTATCGGAACAACTTAAACAAGTAACTGGAACTATAATTTGTTTATATGACGGCGAACCTATGCCGTCAGACCACGAAAGACTGATTTTTCTGCCGTTTTTTTATTGGCATGTACAGACAGACCTAATGCTTGAGTGGTTTGGCAATCCAGTATCTCATGAGAGAAATTATAAATTTAGCACAGTTTGTAATCGAGTCTCACAGAGTAAAGTTTGGATTACCACTAAGTTACTTGAAGTTGCCGCAGATGAGAGTTTGATAATTTTAGGAAACTGGATTGAAGATAAAAACGTACACAATTGGCAACTGACCGGAAATACTGTTTTAGATCAGCTTACAACAAAATTCCAAGAAAAATACCAGGGCAAAGAAATTCGCTTAGATGATTTTTCAAACGCACAGACCGAGCATACATCATCCGGTAATCCCTGGAAGCCCTGGTACACCGATACTGTAGTACATTTTTCTAACGAAAGCTTTCATTACAGTTATATGATAGTCGACGATAAAGAATTTATCTACCCAGGGCCATACATTACAGAAAAAACTCTCAAATGTTTGGTGGCCGGAACAGCATTAGTTCCAGTAGGACAATACCATACATACAAGATATTAGAAAATCTAGGATTTCAGTTTGACTACGGATTTAATCGACACTGGGACAATGATGCTGGGAATTTGTCAAGGTTCCAGCAAATTATTCAATTGATTGATGATCTCAAGGACATCAATTTAAAAGACCTTACCAGTTGTGTGCACAAATCGTCCTTACACAATCAAAATCATATATTATCTGGAAACTTTTACAAAGTGTGTGAGTCCGAGAATCAATCTTCATTACAATTTCTTAACAGTATTATTTGAGTATGCAAGCTTATATACCAATCACTAACCAAATAAAAATACTAAATGAGCTTGACAATGTCAAGCAAATTGTGTATAATTAACAACAAGAGCCGCTCACTTTACGAGCACACATCACGGCTTACCGGCCACAAACGGAGACTATGAGTTATATTGACGCACTTTTTGATCGTGAACACGATCGCATTCACATTGTGGAACGCCGCGATGGTGAAAGGCAATACCGAGAGTATCCTGCCAACTACATCTTTTACTATGACGATGCCAGAGGCAAGTTTCAAAGCATCTATGGCACACCTGTCAGTCGTTTCAGCACACGCAACAACAAAGAGTTCCGCAAGGAAGTCAAAATGCACTCCAGCAAGCGATTGTATGAGAGTGATATCAATCCTATCTTTCGGTGCCTAGAAGAAAACTACAAAGGTCAAGACGGACCAAAACTGCACACAGCATTTTTTGACATTGAAGTAGACTTTGATCCCGAGCGTGGTTTTAGCAGACCCGATGACCCATTCAACCCCATCACTGCCATATCAGTGTATTTGGATTGGTTAGATCAATTAGTAACAGTGGTGGTCCCGCCCCGGCACATGAGTCAAGAAACTGCTAGGGAAATTGCTGCCGAATTCCCCAACACCTTTGTGTATGAAACCGAGGCTGAACTCATTGACACATTTTTAAATCTCATTGAAGATGCAGATGTGGTCAGTGGCTGGAACAGTGAGGGCTATGATATTCCCTACACCATCAACAGATGTATTCGAGTCCTTAGCAAAGATGACACTCGTCGATTTTGTCTACTAAATCAACTGCCTAAGCCGCGCATGTTTGAACGATTTGGTTCTGAGCAACAAACATATGATTTAATTGGGCGTGTACATCTTGACTACATGCAACTGTATCGCAAGTACACATATGAAGAACGCCATAGTTATAGCTTAGATGCCATCCTTGAGTATGAGGACCTTGGCAGCAAAACCAAGTTTGAAGGCACACTTGATCAATTGTACAATCAAAATTTCAAAACATTTATCGAGTACAACCGGCAAGACGTAAATGGACTAGCTGCCATTGACAAGAAACTGCGTTTCTTGGACTTGGCCAATACCCTGGCACACGAAAACACAGTGCTGTTACAAACCACCATGGGTGCTGTGGCAGTTACTGAACAAGCAATTATCAATGAAGCCCACGAACGTGGTTTAGTAGTTCCCAACCGACAACAGAGACTCACAGATGATGATACGCAAGCCGCAGGTGCCTATGTTGCTTATCCCAAAAAAGGGATTCACGAATACATTGGCTCCATTGACATTAACTCGCTCTACCCGTCAGCAATCCGTGCTCTTAACATGGGGCCCGAAACAATTGTTGGACAACTCAGACCGGTCATGACCGACAAATACATTCATGACCGACAGTCACAAAACATGAGTTTTGCGGCTGCCTGGGAGGGTTTGTTTGGTAGCCTAGAATACACTGCTGTGATGGAACAACAACGTGGCACGGAAATCACCATTGACTGGCAAGACGGTGATGAAAGTGTGCACAGTGCCGCAGAGATTTGGAAAATAATTTTTGACAGTAATCATCCTTGGATACTGTCAGCCAACGGTACTATCTTCACCTATGACAAGGAAGGAATCATTCCAGGCTTGCTCAAACGTTGGTATGCAGAACGTAAAGAAATGCAGGCCAAACTCAAGGCTTGTGCAACTAAGGCCGAAGAAGAATACTGGGACAAACGTCAGTTGGTTAAGAAGATTAACTTGAACAGCCTGTATGGCGCTATTCTTAATCCTGGTTGCAGATTCTTTGACAAGCGTATTGGACAGAGTACCACACTCACAGGTCGTGCTATTGCCAAGCACATGGATGCCTATGTCAATGAATGTGTGACTGGCAAATATGATCACACTGGTGAAACCATAATTTATGGCGACACTGATAGTTGTTATTTCAGTGCCTGGGGTGTGCTCAAGTCTGAAGTCAACGAAGGTCGCATGGAGTGGTCAAAAGAAATTTGTATCCAATTGTATGATTCAATTGCTGAACAAGTTAATGCCAGTTTTCCGGGATTCATGGAGCAAGCATTTCATTGTCCTAGAGAAAATGGATCCATCATCAAAGGTGGTCGAGAGATTGTTGCCAGCAAAGGCCTGTTCATTACTAAAAAGCGTTATGCTGTGATGATCATTGACAAAGAAGGCAAGCGCCTGGATGTTGAAGGCAAGCCTGGCAAGGTCAAGGCCATGGGCTTGGATTTGAAGCGCAGTGACACGCCCAAGGTGATTCAAGAATTTCTCAGTGACATCCTCAATGATGTTCTGCAAGGGGTCGGCAAAGATGCAATCATTGAAAAGATCCGTGAATTCAAATATATCTTTAAAGAACGCCCAGGTTGGGAAAAAGGTTCACCCAAACGTGTCAACAATTTGACCAAGTATGGCGCGGAAGAAACTCGATTAGGCAAAGCCAACATGCCTGGACATGTTCGTGCCGCAATGAACTGGAATAATTTAAGGCGCATGAACAGCGATAACTACAGCATGCAGGTGGTTGATGGCATGAAAGTGATTGTTTGCAAGTTAAAATCAAACCCGTTGGGTTGGACATCAATTGCTTATCCCACTGATGAATTGCATTTGCCACAGTGGTTTAAAGATTTACCATTTGACGACAGTGAAATGGAAGCCACTGTGATCGATGGCAAGGTTGACAATTTATTGGGGGTGCTGGGTTGGGGTCTAGAGTCAGCTACCAATACCGATAACACCTTACAGTCTTTATTTGAATTTTCATGAAACTCAGTGCAATAGTAAGATATCTAAATCTAATTGATTCTATGTTGGAACATAATGCCCGTCAGGCTGTGTTTGGCGAACTAGAACCCCTGCATCATTTAATCACTACACACGATCTACAGTATCCTAACTTTACCAAGGCAGTTGATTTCAACCTGTCTCAGGTGCGTCAAGCCATTGAAAGATTTGATAACAGTATAGTAAATCTTAGATCCAATTTAATCAAAGAAGTTGGTACACTGCAACCAACATATTTGGAAGACAGTTATCGTATATACCTGGAAGGTAAGAGCCAGGACTCAGTTGAATACCTACTCAACCGGCGCCTGGTGTTGTCATCTAAGTCAGAAGAATTCCTCACAGGGAGACTAAAAAAATACAGCGATTGGAGGCACCCAGGAATGATTCTACGTCCAGGATTGGAGCCTTGGGTTGACATGCTAGTGGGGCTTGATCCGTTGTACCTTGTTGATCAAGACTTGGCATTGTTTCATCCAATCAAGGACAAATTTAATCAACATTACCTGGAAAGATTGAGAATGTACCAGGTTCAAGAAGTTGGCACACAAGAAACTGGCACACAAGCAATATTGCACCAACTTCCCGATCATCAATTTGGATTTGTGTTGGCCTATAACTATTTTAATTACAAACCTATTGAAGTAATGACTCAGTATCTAACTGAAATGTATCAAAAACTCAAACCCGGCGGCATATTTGCATTTACATTCAACAACTGTGAAAACGCTGCCGGAGTAGAACTAGTGGAACGAAGTTACATGTGTTACACACCTGCCCAGCAAGTCCATAAAGTTGTTAAATCATTGAATTACGAAGTTGAAATTGAACGGCATCTGGATGCCAGCAATACCTGGTTGGAGATTAAAAAACCCGGAACATTGAGTACATTGCGTGGCGGTCAGGCTTTGGCCAAGATCGTTGACAAGAGCTTGAAAATCAGTAATAATAGCAAATAATTTAGACTTAATCTAAATACACCATCAAATTTTTTGGAGAACACATGAGAGATAATCTATTAGACTTAGTTGAACACACACACGACCTCGGTTGTATTGGCCTTGTTAAAATCATTGGCACTGACACAGTGACAGAGATTGCTGGCTTGGCCACTGACAAATCTGTGGTATTGCAAGCAAGCTTCTTGCAACCAATATCAGACTTTGTGGGTACATTTGGTATGCCCAATTTGGATAAATTAAAAATTCTTTTAAACATTCAAGAGTATCGCGAAAATGCTGATATCACTGTGACTAAACAAAATCGCAATGATGTTGATGTTCCAGTGGGCTTGCATTTTACTAATGCTGGCGGGGACTTTCAAAATGATTATAGATTCATGAGCAGTGAGATTGTGTCTGACCAATTAAAAACTGCCAAGATGCGACCAGTTAACTGGAACATAGAATTTGAACCCAAGCTCAGTGGTATCACAAAATTAAAAATGCAGGCTCAGGCCAACAGTGAGCAACCAAACTTTAAAGTACGGGTTGACAACAACAATTTAAAGTTTGCGTTTGGTGATCACAGCACCCATGCCGGTGACTTTGTATTTGAATCCGGCATAACTGGCTCTATGAAACACTCTTGGGGCTGGCCAGTCAAACAAGTAATTAGTATCCTGGACCTGGATGGCGACAAGATTATGAAAATCAGCGATGAGGGTGCCATGCAGATTATTGTGAATTCTGGTGTTGCTGTGTACACCTACACATTGCCAGCACAGAGCAAGTAATGGAAACTAAAAAACGAACAGTTGTAAGGATGTTGACATACCGTGTGACAGCATGGTTGTTTACTATCTTATGGACATATTTGTTTACAGGAGATATCAGTAGTGCTACAGGTTTTGCCACAGCACTGCATATTCTCCTAAGTGTAGATTACTATATTCATGAACGAATATGGCTTAAAATTAAGTGGGGTAAAATAGAATGACACTAGAACAAATTGTATGGGCCACTACTGCGTCACTAATATTAGTAGCATTCACTTATCATCAAACAGGCTGGGATAAAATTCGAGAATGTTATAACATGTGGTTCACTAAAGAATACTGGGACCACTTTTATAACAAAGTTGAGGCGGCTAGTTGGACTGCTAAAGCATTAATTATCATTCCAGGCTTAATTTTTGGTGTTTCGTTATGGCAGTTTTATTGGCTTACATTATTAACAAGCCTTACACTGATCTGGGCAAGCAACAAAAAACTACTGCCAACCTTGGTTGCATTTAACACAATGTGGGCATGGCTGAGCTGTATGGTATTAGCACAACACTTAATTAAATGACTGAACAAGACAACTTAACCGCCAAACAATTAGACTACGCTTTGTTTTTACCAGCAGTGTCGGGTTTCTATGCAACCTACATAGGCAAACAGCGATCTAATGAATACATCCCCAAGTCTCGAATGCCGGCAGGTATAACAGACATGGAACAATTGAACTGGTTGAATTCTCAAAAAGCTTTGTTTCCCTACAAGTGGAGTCTTTACAGTGCCGGTCATGCTGACTTGGACCTTACCAAACATGTTCCCAAAGAAGACATGCTCAGGAATCGAGAGCCAGGCACAACATTGCTGTGTGACTCGGGTGGTTTCCAAATTGCCAAAGGTGTTTGGCCCGGACAATGGGCAGATCCCAAAGACAAGGCCGCAGAGAAAAAACGCCGAGCTGTGTTGGAATGGCAGTGTGGTATTGCCACCCATGGGCTCACCATGGACATTCCAACTTGGACATACCTCAACAAAGAAGCTGCCGCAGCCTGTGGCATTCACAGCTATGATGATGCAGTGAATGCCAGTAAGTTCAACAACGAATACTGGATCAACAATCGTCATGGCGATGTCAAGATTCTCAATGTGTTGCAAGGATCAAATCACGGTGAAGCTGATCATTGGTACGGTCTAATGAAAGACTACTGCGACCCCGCCAAACACCAAAGGCCCTTTGATGGGTGGGGCATGGGCGGGCAGAACATGTGTGATGTGCACCTTGTGCTAAAGAGAATTGTAAACCTCATGCATGATGGTTTGCTGGAAAAAGGTCTGCATGATTGGATGCACTTCTTGGGCACCAGTAAATTAGAGTGGGCAGTGTTGCTCACAGACATTCAACGTGCTGTGCGATATCATCACAATGCCAATTTTACCATCAGCTTTGATTGCGCAAGTCCATTCTTGGCCACAGCAAATGGACAACTCTATCATTCAATTGTTACTGAGAATCGTGACAAGTGGAGTTATAGAATGAGTGCCACTGCGGATGACAAAAAGTATTCACTTGATTCAAGACTGTTTGGAGATGCTGTGCGCCAAGATGGAATCCATGACAAGTTTGAAGATAGTCCCATAAGCAGTAGATTAAAGATATCCGATATCTGCATTTACAAGCCTGGTGATCTAAATAAGATTGGCAAGGAAGGTAAAACATCATGGGACAGTTTCTCTTATGCCTTGCTCATGGGACACAATGCTTGGATGCACCTTGAAGCAGTACAACGTGCAAATCGAGTGTATGATTCTGGGCAAGGACCAGATATGCTGTTGCACCCAACTGATCGTTGGTATGATTTCCGTAGTGTAATTAATCGTGTGTTTGCAGCCAAGGATCGCCAGAAGAGCTTGCAAATTATTGATGATCATGCTAATATATGGGAACGAGTGATTGGTACTCGTGGCTATACTGGTAAGCGAGCAGTGAATGCCAATACCATGTTTAACAACCTGTTTGACGTTGACAATCCTTTGGATTCCGAAGATGATTTAAACCCAGAACTACTGACAGCATTAGAGGATAGTGTATAATGAATCGAGAAGGTCATGACAATGTTGATTTTTTTACCGGGGTCGAAGTAGAGCGTACTCCAGCATTTGGTAAAACTACTTTGTTTGTGGTTGGCATACAACCAGTTGACAAAATTGCATACCATTTTAGCAAAAATCCAGATGGCATCGAACATATCTTCTTTGGTGCCAATCACAGCTTTCACCCTGATAGCGCACTTGAATGGCAACGTTGGGAAAGTATGATCCAGCCTTTTTTAAGCAAGGGCTATTTGTGTAGTTTGGATATCCCAATCACCCATGTGGAAGAATTTCATGATGGTGGTTTGTGCGAGCATCGCAACTTTATTCCACAGATTCGAGTAAGCATACCATATACAAAGCTATGGAATTATAATACAATGTTAAAAATAGATGACAAAGACTTTGACGCCACCAATCCCGGCGTTTGGTGCCATAGTCTACACAGCTTGATGAGCCGTGACACTTTTACTTCTTGGGATGACTACAAGGGAGATTCAAAATTATGAATCAAGAACAAAGAGAACAAATTGAAAGATGCAAGCAATATGCAGATAGAAAAATCTGGGTCACCTTCCGCAAAGAAGGAATCCACAAGTACCCTGCCGCTGCCACTGATCCACTATTGGCGACCGGTGATGAATATGATGTGTCTTTCCTTGGGGTGCCTCATAGACACATCTTTCATTTCCGAGTTTGGATCGATGTTTTTCATAATGATCGCGATATTGAATTCATCCAGTTTAAACGTTGGCTGGAGAATCTCTATGCCGGTGGAATACTGGAACTCAACTATAAAAGTTGTGAGATGATCAGTGATGACCTATATATACAAATAGCAAGTCGATATCCAGATCGTAGTGTCTGGATTGAAGTCGCCGAAGATGGTGAGAACGGTGCCATAATTCAGTACAACACTCACCGCCCTACTCAATCAATTAAAATTTAATCAAGGTAATAAAAATGGGAAAAATTACATTTACTACTAATCCCCGTGTGACTCAGATCTTTGAAGATCTTGAAAACTTCTTAGAGTTCTGTCAACGATTTGGATATCGGTACAACGAAGCCGAGTTGTACAACTGGAAAAGTTATGCGTTCCAACAATTTAATAAGTACACCCAAGGAAAAAATGTCAAAGACATGTGGGACCAGGACGCTCGACCTACTTTCCGTCCAAGAGTACAACAATGAAAAAGCTCTACTACATGGGCTTGGAAAGCTACGAAGCCCGCTACACACTACAACTAACAGAGTGGAACCGACGTGTGTTTGACCGTAGAGGTCTTGACGTTGTGTATGTTCCTGGAACTACCATTGACAATAGTCAAGCTATCTCAGTAGGTCAAGTGTTGGATGCACATGGGCGCAGTTACTTTGGCATGAGTCAGATGATGAACTTGGTTCAAATGATGAAGAACGGAGAGGTCACCAGTGAAGATGTTATCTACTTTGAAGACATGTTTCAACCCGGCATTGAGAGTTTACCCTACATCCTTGATCAGGTTCCTGCTGATCAACGTCCTCGCGTGTATGTGCGCTGTCTTGCTCAGTCCATTGATCCTGATGACTTCGTACATGTATGGGGTATGGCAAAATGGATGGGACTCTACGAACAAATGGTTAATGAGTTCGTGGATGGAGTTCTCGCCACAAACGAAGAGATGGTTGCTCATATGCGCATTGCTGGATGGCGTGCTCCTATATACAATATTAGTGGCCTAGCATTTGGCAAGGAAGAAGTGTTAGAACGCATTGGTGGTGCAGAGAACATCAAGGCATTTGATCAGCGTCCACGTCGTGTGGGATTTGCCGCAAGATTTGATCAAGAGAAGCAGCCTGGCTTCTTTATGGACTTGATTGAAATGTATGGCGAACTTACCAGCGAGCCTTGTGAATTTGCAATATACAGTGGTGGTCCTTTGCGAAGCAACAATCCAGAGTATGTTGAACGTGCTCGGCGCATGGAGGCAGAAGGCAAACTCAAAATATTTGACAACATAACCAAGAACGAATACTATGCTCACCTTAACAATACTCGTGTGTTGTTTAATTGTGCTCTCCAAGATTGGGTATCAAACACTGTCAGTGAAGCAGACACGCTTGGAGCCAACGTTCTATATCCTGCTTATCGCAGTTTCCCTGAAACTTTTGCAAATGACCCCAATAGGCTCTACGTTCCCTGGAGCATAGATGATGCTTATCACAAGATGCAAAATTTGTTGCGTGATCCGCATCACAACATGGGATTGATTTCAGACTGGAATAATGGCACCATTGATCGTGTAATTGACATTATGACAGGACGAGGCGAAGAATGGAATCGCGCAGGCAATCGCTATCGCGACCATGCCGCACATGAAAAATATCAAGTCAACAAAATTATACAGTGACTACTATTATAATACCATTTCCTCCGGCTGCCGGAGGTAATCATTTAAAAAATATACTTGTTAGTGATATTTCTAAATTGCAGTATACCAACCCAACTGTGCATCAAACTCCAGGAAGAAATTTACAAGCAAGCCAAATCGAAACAGCATTGGCTGATCCAGAAAATACACACGTATTGCATGGACACTTTGGTGAAATTATGTCTTATCAAAATCAAATACGAGATATAAAAAATAAAAAATTTATCATAATCTGTAACGACAATTCACAAGATCACCAATTACTATCCAAAAGAAGAAAACAATTAGGATATGTTTATTTTAAAAACGGCGATTATTTTGAAGGCGAGCAAGTATTTTTATATGAACCTTTTATGTACCAGCACTATTTTAATGAATCACTAGACAATATTATGAATATTTCTATTTCAGAATGGTTTGTTGAAGACATAACTTCTGTTATTAATAGAATTAATTATTTTTTAAAAATTAATCTTAACGTTGATGCCGTAAATAAATTACACAAAGTATGGTATAGTAAAAATTTCAAATGATTAAAGTTGTACCAAATTTATTGGTAGTGAAATCTTGTTAAAAATGTTAGGTGGTAAAAATTGAATCGTAATATTATTATAGTGACCGGAGTAAGCGGTTACATTGGTGGACAGACTGCAATACAGTTGCACTCACAAGGGTACAGAGTAGTGGGCATTGACTTACTACCATTGCCTGAGCATCTACAAACATATGTTGGACAGTTTGTACAAACTGATTTTGCCAGCAATAGATCGTTGGAGATGTTGGCTTCGGAGGAAGTGCTAGCAGTGGTACATTGTGCTGGCACAAGCTTGGTGGGACCAAGTCATGATAATCCCAGAGAATATTTCCACAACAACACAGCCAAAACTTTGGCAATGCTGGATGCATTGTTGTTCCTTGAAAATCGTCCCAGAGTTATCTACAGCAGTAGTGCCGCAGTATATGGTGATCCTGTAATGACTCCTTGTTTTGAAGTCGACCCTACTGCACCGATAAGTCCATATGGGCAAAGTAAATTAATGACTGAATGGTTTTTACAAAGCTATGCACAAGCTTATGGCTTGGACTTTGTGACGTTTAGGTACTTCAATGCTGCCGGCGCAGACCCCGAAGCAAGACATGGACAAGGAACTGGTGCCTCACACATTATTGCAAAATTGCTTGAAAGCGTTAGAGACAACACCGAGTTCACTTGCTATGGTAAAGATTATAACACTGCTGATGGAACTTGTTTAAGAGACTATGTGCATGTGGCAGATATTGCTCGGGCACATGTGGCTGCCATTGATCCATCTGTACCATGTGGCATTTACAATCTTGGTGTGAATAAAATGCACAGTAACCAAGAAGTAATTGATACTGTATCAAAGATTACTGGAAAAAATGTCAACGTAGTGTACGGTGACCGTCGGACTGGAGACCCAGAAAAGTTGTGTGCTGACAGCTCGCTGTTTGCCAAAGTGGGCAATTGGCAACCAGAATACACATTAGCTGACATGATCACTCATGCCTGGGCCTGGTATAATAAAAAACTTGCATAATCTCTTAGATACTGCTATAATTTACTAAATATCTTTTGCTACACAAAGGTAGCAAACTTTTCAAATTAATCCGCGTAAGGAAGGAAAACAAAATGAGTTATAATAAAACTAAATGTGACCCCGATCTGGGTCAACGTGTACACCAACACTTGGTCAAGTGTGGAGTAGAAACTCCCACATTTCAACATGCTGTTGATCGCAAAGACAAGATTGACTTGATTGAGCGTGATTTTAAACACATCATGGAAGTGTTGGGCCTGGACTTGAGCGATGACAGCTTGATGGACACGCCCAAGCGTGTGGCCAAGATGTATGTGAATGAAATCTTTTGGGGACTAGACTACGAAGCATTTCCCAAATGTACCACAGTTGACAACAAGATGAAGTACGATGAGATGGTGGTTGAGCGCAACGTCAACGTGCAAAGCAACTGCGAGCACCACTTTGTTGTCATTGATGGAGTGGCCACAGTGGGCTACATTCCCAAACAAAAAGTACTAGGCTTGTCAAAGATCAATCGAGTGGTTGAGTACTTTAGCAAGAGACCTCAGATTCAAGAACGCCTGACCGAACAAGTGTACTATGCTCTACAGTATATTCTAGAAACCGACGATATTGCAGTTGTGGTAGATGCACAACACTATTGTGTCAAGAGCCGCGGAGTCGAAGATGTAGGTAGTTCAACAGTTACCAGCAAGCTTGGTGGTGTTTTTAAGAATGATCCATCAGTGCGTGTGGAGTTCATGAACATTGTCAACAACTGCAAGAGAAACTGACATGATAGTGGATCTAGAAACTGCACAACAGCAAGGTGTGGCTCCGTGGGATCAAAAAGTTTGGGAAGATTTCCACATTGTTGTATACAGCGATCGTTATCCAGTGACCAAGGGCCATCTTTTGTTTGTACCCAAATACAACACGCCTAGCGTGATTCGAGAAGCCCTGGCGTCAGCGTTGTTTGAAGGTCAACGAATGGTGGATGCTGGTGAATGTGATGCCTTTAATGTGGGCATCAACTCGGGTGAAGCCGCTGGTCAAACAGTGATGTATCCACATGTGCATCTTATCCCAAGACGCATCGGTGATTGTGCAGACCCAGTCGGTGGGGTTCGGGGCGTGATAGTTGGGCAGGCCAACTACAAGAAAACTAGTTATCGAATCCCAGCATAATTAACAATATGCAGAAAAAAATTATATACAAAAAGAACTACCTTACAGTAGATTTTGTTGATCAATTTAGATCATACTATAATAAAATAAATGATTCTTTGTTGGCATCCAGTGGACCATATACCTGGGAAAAATCAAAAATTGGATATCAAGGATGTTGGGATCGAATTTTACACTACGAAAAATTAGACAGTCCAATTCATCAAATAGTTTCTAAATTAAAAGAAGACTTTGGAGACTTTACCATTTATGATTCTAGTATAAGATATCTTTCAGCGCCAATTGGACCTCACTCAGATGTCAGGAACACAAGTTGGTTAACTGAACATCGCAATAATGGCCATCGCGGTGGTTTTATTTTCTTGATACCACTATGGTGGAAGAAAGGCTACGCCCCGGGTACTGCTTTTTTTAACAGTCCGCCTAATCTAGACGAACCACTTTACTCAGATATGCTGGATATTTTGCCTAACTATTCAGAATCTTTTAAAGAAGAATCAGCAAACTTTAGTGTTCGAGAAACTATAAAATGGGAATCCCCGGGAGATTTAATTGCTTGGGAAAATTTTCAATGGCATTGCTCTTGTCAGTACAGTGATATCGAGTACAACAAGCAAACATGGGTCAAAGAGTTTATATCAATTGAGACTTGGAAAACCTTGTAATTATTAGCGGTCTTTTGGCATCACTCCCGCTTTACAAATTCTGCTGCCTATGCTATAATCTAACATAGGAGAAAACATGGCAAATAAAAAGTTCTTTTCAACAAAGACATACAGACAAACAGGTCCTGTGGCATACCGTCAATGGCGTGCCGACAGTCATTGTAATTTGATTCATGGCTATGCCATGAGTTTTCACTTTGAGTTTGAAGCTGATACATTAGATGCCCGTAACTGGGTAACTGACTTCGGTGGCTTACGCCCACTCAAAGATAAATTAGAAGAATGGTTTGACCATACTCTATTAGTTGCACAAGATGATCCCATGCGTGAACACCTACTGGAACTAGGCCGTTTAAAGCTGGCAAAGATCACAGAAGTTGAGCGTACAGGATGTGAAGGTCTTGCTGATTTCTTATATGAATATATCAACACAATCTTTTTACCCAACTGCGGTAGTGAAGAAGCCAAACGTGTATGGTGCTGTAGAGTAGAGGTGCGTGAGACTGATAGTAACATGGCAGGCCGTAGTGGTCATAGAGAAGATGGCGAGTTTGATATCTAACATATATTAAAATGAATATTTCTGTACTATTACCCACTCGTGGCAGGACTGCTTCGTTAGAAGCCAGTGTCAAAAGTTTAATTGACACAGCCAATGACATAACAAAAGTGCAATTACTGCTGGCGTTTGACAACGATGACACTGACAGCATTGAGTACTTTTCAACCAATATTCAACCTGTGATTGAGCAACACAGCATGCCATTCACAGCACTGATCTATGAACCAGTTGGGTATGAAAGACTAAATGAATATGTAAATTCATTGGCCAAACATGCCACTGGAGATTGGATTATGTTTTGGAATGATGATGCAATTATTCACACCAAAGATTGGGATTTAAAAATCACCGAACACACTGGCAAATTCCGAACATTGCGTATACCCACACACAATTGCCACCCCTATGCTGTTTTTCCAATTGTCCCACGCAAATGGTTTGAACTGTTTGGATATTTGAGTGCTCACCAGTTATCCGACGCTTGGATTAGTCAAATTAGTTACATGGTTGACATTGTTGTCAACCTTGATGTTGATGTAACACATGATAGATTTGATTTGACTGGCAACAACAACGATGAGACTTTTAACAATCGGCCCATGCTAGAAGGTAATCCAGGTCATCCCAAGGATTTTAATTTCATATCTTGGCGCACTCATCGGCTTGGTGATTGCCGAAAAATAGCAGAATATCTTAAAAGCCAAGGCGAAGACATTTCTTGGTTTACAAATATTTTAAATGGCACACAAGATCCCTGGGAAAAAATGGTCAGCCCCGAATATGACCCCAATCAACAGATTAAACGGATAAACAAAGAAAACTTTTTATGACAACATTAGATCAAAACATAGTTGACTACTGGAATCGACAACCTTGCAACATCAACCACAGCAACGAGCCTGTGGGTACTGAATTGTATTTTCAACAAGTCACAGAAAAAAGATATCGTGCTGAACCCCATGTGCTGGATTTTGCCAAGTTCCATTTGTGGAGGGGCAAACGTGTGTTGGAGATTGGATGTGGCATTGGCACTGATGCTGAGCAATTTGCTCGCCATGGCGCACATTACACTGGTATAGACATAAGTTCCCAGAGCATTCAAATCTGTCGAGATCGATTCGAGTTGTTGGATCTTGCTGGAGAATTTCACGAAGGCAGTGTCACTGACAAAGATCTGTTATCACACATAGGAAAATTTGATCTTGTATACAGTTATGGTGTGTTGCATCATTTCCCGGGCATGCGAGAGCATATTAAGAATTTGCATGAAGTCTTGGACGTTGACGGCGAATTTAGATTCATGGTATATGCAAGGAACAGTTGGAAGTATGCCATGATACAAAAAGGTCTAGACCAATTTGAAGCACAAGCCGAATGTCCATATGCCGACGCCTACACCAAAGAAGACATAGTTGGACTCTTAGATGGGTTGTTCAACGTTGAACGAGTGAGACAGGATCATTGTTTTATGTACAATGTGCCTGAATACAAACAAGGACATTTTGAATTAGAACCCTGGTTTGCTGCCATGCCAGAAGTCATGAGGGAAGCTGTTAGAGAGTATCTAGGATGGCACCTTTTGGTAAAAGCAAGAAAAATTTAACTAGCATAAATCTTATTTTTATAGTATAATACAACATGGAAAAAATTACCTATACAGAAATCTTTTATAGTTTGCAAGGTGAAGGACGTTGGGCCGGAGTACCCAGCGTTTTCTTTCGTACCTTTGGCTGTAACTTTCGTTGCAAGAAATTTGGACGAGACCGCGACGAAGTCATCAACGGTCCCAATCCTGAAGTCGTTGAGATCATTCGTAACATTGACAAGTACAATAAGTTTGAAGAATTGCCATTGGTGACTTCGGGCTGTGACACTTATGCAAGTATCTATCCAGAATTTAAAAAGTTCAATGAGCAGGGCACAGTTGAAGAAATTGTGAACAAGATGCATGACATGATCCCGGGACAACAATGGAGTGGGGTCAATGGACTTGATGATGTACACTTGGTGATCACAGGTGGTGAACCGTTTTTGGCGTATCAACAACTGTACCCAGAAATGATTCAACAGTGTCGAGATCGTGGACTGCGAAATCTAACATTTGAAACCAATGGTACTCAACCCTTGTATGACAATGTTCGTGAGTACTTGTTTGAGGAATTTACTCGTCATGGTAGAGATTATGACCGGTTGACATTCAGTGTCAGTCCCAAGCTTCCGTGTTCCGGCGAGTCGTGGGACAAGGCCATCAATCCCAATATCATCAAAGAGTATGAAAGCGTGGGCATGACTTACTTGAAGTTTGTTGTGGGTAATGAGCAGGACTTGCGTGATGTGGATCGTGCTGTGGAAGAGTTTCGCAGTGCCGGGTTTGGCGGACCTGTGTATTTAATGCCCATTGGCGGAGTGCCAGGTGTGTACAATCTCAATACACAACAGGTGGCCACACTGGCCATGCGTCGTGGTTATCGCTACAGTCCAAGATTACAAGTTGACATCTGGCGCAATGCCTGGGGCACTTGATGAACCAAAATATTCAAGTAGGTGCCGATCTCCACTCAGGCGACGGTGGCTACAGTGTGGGCACACAAGAAAAATACGAGGAATTTATCAAGATGCGCAATCGACCAACTTCCATAATAATCACACGTAAGCAGTTTGAACGACTGCAAGAAGTTTTTGAAATGTATGACAGCGTGGATCAAATAGTGTGGAGTGAAGTAAGCACCAATGGTATTGGTCCCACAGTCACCATTGAGTTTGATCCCAAGCAATCAATTAAGATGGACATCACCGACGTTGAGTGTTGGTAAAAGGAAATTAATGAGTTATTTGTTTACTAGTGAAAGTGTCAGTGAAGGACATCCTGATAAAGTTGCTGATGCCATCAGTGATGCTGTTTTAGATTTGTTTATGGCGCAAAAGAATCCAGCATTGAGGTGTGCGTGTGAAACATTGGTTACTACTAATCGTGTAGTTATTGCTGGTGAGTTTAAGGGACTGGTTCCCGATGAGGCAATCAACAGTGCTGTTCGCAGAGTTATTAGAGATGTTGGGTATGAACAATCCGGCTTTGATTGGCGTACTGTAGAGATTACTAACCTACTACACGGACAAAGTGCCGATATTGCACTAGGTACTGACACATTTGGTGCTGGCGACCAAGGTTTGATGTTTGGTTATGCTTGCAATGAAACTCCTTCATATATGCCAAGTGCAATTTATTGGAGCCATCGTATTGTAGAAGAACTTGCTAAAATTCGCAAAGCAGGTACAGTAGTCTGGTTAGAACCTGATGCCAAGAGTCAAGTCACATTTGAATACAATGATGATGGCACACCACGACGTATTGCCAAAGTGGTGTGTTCAACTCAACACGCAGAAAGCGCCAGCATTGAACAAGTTCGAATGGTAGTAGAAAATATTATTCGTGGAGTATTACCAGAGAAATACGTAGACAATGAAACTGAATTCTTTATTAACCCCACTGGTAGATTTGTTATTGGTGGTCCTGATGGCGATACTGGGCTTACTGGCCGTAAGATTATTGTTGATACTTACGGTGGCTATAGTGCTCATGGTGGCGGAGCCTTCAGTGGCAAAGATCCTACTAAAGTGGATCGTAGTGCCGCCTATATGATGCGTTACCTTGCCAAGAATATTGTAGCCAGTGGCCAAGCACCTTGGGCAAACGTACAGATTAGTTATGCAATCGGTATGGCACAACCAATGAGTTTCTATGTTGAAACTGCCGATGCCGCACAAGGACGTAGATTGACTAAATGGATTCAAGACAATGTTGATCTAACTCCTCGAGGTATCATCGAAAGATTTAACTTGTTCCGCCCTATCTACAGCTCAACAACCAACTATGGTCACTTTGGCAAGGAAAACTTGCCGTGGGAACAAGTAGATTTATTTTAAATTTAAAGGAAATTAAAATGGCGACAGCAAAATCAGTAACCAAGTTCAGCGACAAGCTGACAAAGATCAATGAAAATTTTACCATCAATCGTTACGATAACGGTTTTATGGTAGAAGCAGGTGGTCGCAACAAAAAAGGCGAATACGTCAACGCCAAGATTCTTTGTAATACATTAGAAGAAGTGCTGGCTCTAGTCAAAGAAGCCGGCGAAATGGACCTAGACGTCTAAAGGAATTACAATGTCCAATGTGTTTCGTGATCAAGAAAAATTTATGCGGGCCTGTGACCAAACAGTTGACCAATTCAACCAAGATCAATTTGATTTGTACACCAAATTGATACAGGAAGAAGTTGATGAATTGTGGGTTGCTAATTCTGCCTCAGACAAAGTTGAATGTCTTGATGCCTTAATTGATATCCTAGTTGTCACTGTTGGTGCTATACACAGCATGGGTGCAGATGGCGAAAGCGCATGGAAAGAGGTCATGAGTACCAACTTTGCCAAAATTGATAAACTAACCGGCAAAGTTCGTAAACGTGAAGATGGCAAAGTGTTAAAGCCCATGGGATGGAACCCGCCAAAATTGGCGCCATTTGTTAGCAAGGGGATAAAATAATGTTTGAAAAATTCTTTAAAAGAAAAAAAGAAAAACCGCAAAAAGCACAGCCTGAACCAA